AACAGAAAATAGATTTGAAAGATGGACTTGGGGTAAAAATGCTCATTCAATAATAGACAATAAAAAAGATGGACAAGTAATTAAAGTTTATAGAACACGTCAGGCTTGTATAAATAATGTAGAAAAATTAAATAATAATAATTAAAAACAAAGACAATGAAAACATTTCAAAAAATCTTATTAGTATTCTGTTGGTTGTTTGTTCACTCAGCAATTATAAAACTAATGATACATATTGTTAGAACAGAAATACAATCAATAACTAATTTAATTGTATTGATCCCTTTACTAATTTTCATGGCGGTATTAATGTATTTCAGCGGTGGATTAGTTTATCATATAGTTAAATCAAAAAATCGTTTGAGCGATTTAAAATAGACGTTAAGCTCAAAGCGTCCCAAGAGTTTGAAGCTGACCATGAAAAATAGGTTATTTGATGGATTCTCTTGTGGGTCGTATAATATAAATAAATAAACAATGAAAAAAGTAACAACCGATGATACCAGAGATGTATCAATTTTATTAGTCCGCAGATTGATTGACTTGGGATATATTGAAGATAATGATGATTATTATTTTGATATACAAGATGTAATACAAGATGAAATAAATGACTTATTAAATATAAGTGGAACTGATAATTTTTCAGAAATAATTTTTAAAACAATTAAACAATGAAAAAAGTATTAATGATTGTGATGTGTATGCTCATAGCTACACCCACGCTGACAAGTTGTTCATCATCAAGAAGTTGTAAAACTTCTAAAATGAAAAAGAAATGGGCAAAAGATAATTATTGGAAGTCTAACAAGAAACACAAAAAATCAAAATGGGGAAGATAAAATTTAACTTAGAATTTGGGGGGTTTTATAACTCCGTTCACGAAAATGTCATTGATGATGCTATCAGCAATATGTTTCAAGATTATATAGATTTTGATTCATTCTATGAGTCCGATGATTATGATAATCTTGATTGGAAATCTATTCATGTTCAATATTGTAAAATATATATAGACATATTAAACCATGAGCTTGATTTGAATTTGAAGTTTGTTAAATTAAATAGTCCACGCTTCTACAATTTTGAAACTGATAAGATTGAAGCTGAAATATCTGGCAAAGAATTTAATAAATTAAAGTCAGAGTATCTAAACTCAAAAGAGTTCATTGACTATGTTAATGAAAGCTCTAAGTCCTATGATGGATTTATTAGCTTCTACAATGGCATTGAGGCGGTAAAAGAGAATGATGAAATACTGTTAAATTATATGTTCAATTATATATTATGTTCCATTTCTGATGACATAGAGATGAGTCTTTATAATGTATTGGACGGGGTTTTTCAGTCAGGTAATGAAATAATTATTCCCTCATTTAGTAAAATGATATCAATTAATGTTAACAAAATGTTTAAAACACTTGCATAAGTCGTTTACATAATGTACATTTGAATTAATAACTTAAAAAAAATAAATTATGGCAAATTATTGTTGGAATTATGTAGTTTTCAATGGCAAAGCTACACAGATTAAAAAATTAAGAAACAAGTTTAAACAATATGACAAAACGAATTGTTTTCTTGAGTTTGGAGACTATGTTTTAAACACAGGTAAGCTTGGTGCTACAAAAGAGGAGCTTGAAAAAAAGCATGGAGATGCATATTACTATGGTACACGAGATTGGGAATTTGACTTAAGAGACTATCCAGATGATGACAGAAATACTTTTACAGTAGCTGGAGACAGTGCTTGGAGTCCACCAATAGAATTAATAAGACAGATTTGTATTTTCTATGGATTGTCTGCTGAGATGGACTACGAAGAGTGTATGGAAGATTTCGCAGGTGAAGTTAAGTTTGATGAAACAGGTATAAAAGACCATAAAGAAATGACTTATCATGAGTACAGATACCATGATGATATTCCTTCTTGGAGAGATAACCTTGCTATGAATTATGAATATGAAGTTGACAGAGAAGACCTTGAATACGAAATGAAAACATATCATAGCTATGCAAGTAAGACTCATATAAAGGAATTTATAGATTGGATTTTAGAAACCAATAGTCCTACTAACTTAAACTATAAAGACTTATAATTATGAAAATTACAATAAACAAAAATCAACAAGCGATTAATTTCAAAAAACATGTCTACCAAATAATAGCAATAGCAAAAGATAAAGCAAAAAATGGTATAGAAAGGTTTTATTATCCGATACCACGAAATCAGGGGATAGATAGCCATTCATTAATTGAAGAGGTGGAAAAGCAAACTGAGGAAAGCGTGTATGGAGGATACAAGTGCATTAAAGACGGACAAATAAAATTTTCAATAGGATAAATTATGGCAAGACATTATAACAAAAACACTTATGATTCAGTGATTGAATTAAAAACGTATGAGGTTGAAGCTCTGCGTAAAGAAATAAAATCTTTAACAGAAAAACTTCAAAAATCAGACATGATGTTAATGTGGTACAATGACTTTGTAGATTTAGTACAAGACCAACACAATAATATATATAATTCAGCGTGTGAATATGCTGATGAAAAAGAACATTTAACTTTAAATTAAATAGACATGGAAAACGAATTAATAGATACTTATTACACATGGTATATAGAAGAATGTTCAGAACCATTTAACGAAATGAAATGGCTTATAAATTGTGCGTTATCTTCTGAAACAGAAAGAGATAATGTAATGCAAGCACTAAAAGACGTATTAAAACATAAAATTAAATAAAATGAAATACAAAAATTATGTCAATTCAATTATCAGCGAGATCGATAGTGAATTAAAAACTCCTTACAATAGGTATCAAATGATTCTTATAATTAAAAGACATGGCGGTGATGAATTTGAAACCGCAGAAGATGTTTGGGATTTAGCAATGCAAACAGATGCTGAAATTGCATCTAATCTTCAAAACATGAAAGAATATTATTTAAGAATTAAAGAAGAATATCATTATGAAACGGAGTTATAACGGAACGTATACAATAGAACAAGACCACTATACATTAGCTATAATGTACACATATTATTCTGATGATGGAGACTACTTTAATCCTCCAGAGGAAGACTTTGAAATTATAGATATAGAATACAATGGCATGGATATTACAGATTTTTTCTGGGATTATTTAGATGGTAGTGGCTTATGGTATGATGCTCTTGAGTATGCAAGAGATAGAGCGGAATAAATTTTGCAATGTTAAATATATAAACTACTTTTGTACAAAACATTGACATTTAATCAAATTTAAAACACATGAAAAAAAATATATTCGATATGTACGCTGATGCGGTTGCTACGCAATTTCATATCACACTTGACCAAATGTTTTCTGGAGATAGAAGAAGAGATATTGTCGATGCAAGGCAAATGCTTTATTTCATCTGCATGGAAAGACCTATCAGAATTAGTTATATTCAGAGATTTATGGAAGAGAACGAGTGTCCTGTAAAACACAGTACTATTATTCATGGATACAATAGAGCTAAAAGTTTAATTGACAATGACCCTGACTATCAGGAAATTGTAGACCAAATCCAACAAACCAATGCAAAAGTATCATGATATTCAGGATATATTAAAACAAGCTTTGGAAGATCAAAAGTCTATAACAACTATCCTTACAAAAGGCTTAGCGGTTATAGGAAGAGGAGTTAAGATTCAAAAATTTGAAGATAAGACAGAGATTCTAAACATGGGCAAAGGCGGTATGTATTATTTAGAATGTGATAGTGAAGAGTATGGGTTTTTTGCTGAGCATGGTTGGATTGAAGGCTCAAAACATATTGCTTTAAATAATTGTCTACATAAATTAAGTCTTGTAGAAGACAGAATAAAGGAAGAGATGAACACCAGAAAGAATGATAAGCACATTCAAAACATGAAGACCAGAAGAGAAAACCTTTTAAAAAAATACTTCATCATTAAACAAGAATTAAATTAAATAAATATTATGAAACAGAACACAATTTTTGAAACTTTAGGTAAGCTTCAAGTTTCAGACAAGACCCAAAAGAAAGGTAGATTCTCTTATCTATCATGGGCATGGGCTTGGCACATCTTAAAACAAAACTATCCAGATGCTCAGCGTAAAGTATATGAGAATCCTGAAGGAGTTCCATATTTTACTGATGGCAAATTTGCTAATGTAAAAGTTGGAATTATAATCAATGGGTTAGAGCATATTGATTACCTTCCGATTACTGACAATTCAAACAGGTCTATTCCTTTGGTAAAAATTACATCATTTCAAGTTAACACTGCTATACAAAGATCAACTGCAAAAGCTATTGCTCTTCATGGACTTGCATTGTCTTTATGGATTGATGAAGACACAACTAAGTGTTGGGGAACTCCAGATGCACCACTCAAATCAACTGATAAAAAGAAAGATACTGATAAATACACTATTCAAATCAATGACCCTGAAAAGTGGGACGATATGATGGATTATGTAGTCAAGTGGAAAGCCAAAGGTTTAACTTGGATTATAAATAATATCAGTAAAGAGTATATCATTACAAAAGAAGTGGAAAATCAAATCAAAATCAAATTAAATGGAAAAGGAAAAAGTACTAAAAAAACTACAAAACGATAAAGATTATTACGGAGAGTTTGGTAGAAAGTATTTGTCCGCTTCAAATGTTCGTAGTTTATTATACGAACCTACACGATATGGTCAGTTTGAAAAAACTCTTCCGTTAATACAAGGGGGATACTTTCACACATTAATGCTTGAGCCTGAAAAACTTAAAGAGTATCATGTACTTGACTGTAAAACCAGAAACAACAAAGAGTTTAATGGATACAGAGCTGAGAACAACTTACATCAGTATGATATTTTATTGTCGCATGAGGTCGAAAAGATTAACAGATGGGCAGATAAAATGACATCGAACTTTGAATTATATAAGATGATATATGACTCTAAGAATAAGTTTGAAGTTCCAAACATCACAACTATTGGTGGGTTAGATTGGAAAGGTAAATGTGATATTCTGGGCGAGGATTATGTATATGATTTGAAAACTTCAGGAAACGTTCATAAATTCCGTTGGTCATGCAAGGAGTATTGTTATGATGCTCAAGCGTATATATACCAAACATTATTTAATAAACCAATGAGGTTTATTGTTATTGACAAAACAACATTAGAAGTAAAAATCGCTGATTGCTCTGAGGAGTTTATTGATAGCGGTCAACAAAAAGTAGAAAATGCAATCAAAGTTTATAAAAAGTTTTTTGGTGATGAAGCAGATGATGACATTGATAGCTTCATATATAGAGAAAAGTTATAGTAAAAGTATACAAGTAGAAGTTCCAAATACTTGCATGAGTAGAAATGATAAGGACAACCTTATTAGTGCTACAATTAATTTCTTGGAGCATAACATTAAAATTAAAGATAATGAGTAACAATCAGAATCAAAAACCTATCTATGTCGGAAGTGGTGTAGAAAAGTTTGACGGGGATCTAATCGAAGTTTCAGTTTGTTTATCCGACTTACCATCAGAGCATCGCTTTGAGTACAACGGTAAGTGGTATGCAAAGCTTAAGATTAATCGTAAAAGAGAGACAGATGAATATGGTAAAACACATTCAGTGTCTATCAACACGTGGAAGCCAGAGCCGAAACAAAATGAAAAACAAGTAGCTAACCCTGTAGCAGAAAATGATGGTGATTTACCATTTTAATTAAATCAAGTGTTGTAATTAAGAGGTAGACCGTATGATTGCTCTTACCTACCTCTTTCTTATGACGTAAATGACAAACAGAACAACTAATTTAGGGAACAAGGAATATACAATACTATATATATTTTTTATATATAATTATCTATTTATTTCTGTCATTTCTGTCATTAAAGAAGTAAAATAAACTATAATTAAATGGAAATAACTATATTTAAAGATATAAAAGAAACTTCACAACCTTTTTACAGAGACGTAAATATTATTCTTGATAGGATAAGAGACGGTGCTTCTAAAGACATTATTAAAAGAATACGTTCTGAAAAAGATAAAGAAAAAATAAATAATTTAAAACAACAGCTACCTGCTGTATGTTTCAGTGGTAAGTTCACAAAACGAAATGATAAATCATTAAGTCAACACAGTGGATTGATTTGTTTAGATTTCGATGGCTATCCTAACAACAGAGAATTACTTCAAGAAAAAGAAAAACTTGCAAAGAATAAATATGTGTACTCAGTATTTATATCTCCAAGTGGAAACGGATTAAAAGCAGTTGTTAAAATACCACCAATACCAGAAAACCATAAGAATTATTTTCTTGGGTTAGAAAAACATTTTTCTTCACAATATTTTGACATCTCTTGTAAAAATGTATCACGTGTATGCTATGAAAGTTATGATCCTCTAATCTATTTCAATGAAAACGCAAGTGTTTGGGATAAATTAGAAGACAAAGAGTACACAGAAGTTGTAAAGCACGTAGATATACAGACAATACCTGTCACTGACGAGAATAAAATCGTAGAAATTTTAGTAAAGTGGTGGCAAAAAAAATATCCTATGATGGAAGGAGCAAGGAACAATAACATTTATGTATTGGCTTCTGCTTTTAATGACTTTGGAGTAAACCAAACCTTGGCTGAGTATATTATGTCAAGCTTTGAAACTTCTTCATTTAAAAAAGATGAAATCAAAAGAACTATATCATCTGCTTATAACAATAAACAAAACTTTGGCACAAAGTATTATGAGGACGAAGAAAAAGTCAGCATGATTAAAGTTAAATTAAAGCGTGGTGTATCAAAAAAAGAAATTAAGACTCAGCTCGATGCAGTTGACCCTATCATTGTCGAGAATGTTGTAAACAGATTAGAAGAAGAACAATCTAATCACAAGTTTTGGACAAAGAATGAGAAAGGTGTTATAAAAATAGTACACATTTTATTCAAGCATTTTTTAGAGGAGAATGGTTTTTATAAGTTTAACCCTGAAGGAAGTAAGAATTATGTATTTGTAAGAGTAACAAATAATTTGATTGACCATACTGCAGAGAAAGAAATTAAAGATTTTATATTAGATTATTTGTTAGAGGTTGATGATTATACTGTTTATAATTACTTTGCAGAACATACCAGATACTTTAGAGAAGAGTTTTTAACCTTGTTAAACTCAATAGAGGTGTATTTTATAGAAGACAGTAAAGACACATCATACTTATATTATCGTAATGGAGCGGTTAAGATAAAGGAAGACAGTGTAACTATGATTGACTACCTCGACTTAGGTGGTTATGTATGGAAAGACCACGTTATAGATAGAGATTTTGCATTTTGTGATAGTGTTCATTGTGACTATCAAAACTTTATAAGTAACATATGCGGTGGCGATGAAGAAAGAACATTGTCTATGAAAAGCACCATAGGATATATGCTCCATGGCTGGAAAAACTTAGCCTATTGTCCTGCTATAATACTCAATGATGAAGTTATATCTGACAATCCTGAAGGTGGTAGTGGAAAAGGATTATGGATTAATGGACTAAGCCAAATGAAAAAGGTTGTAGTTATAGATGGTAAGTCTTTTAATTTTGAGAAAAGCTTTGCATACCAACTTGTTTCAGCAGATACACAAGTCTTAACTTTTGATGATGTACGTAAACACTTTGACTTTGAAAGATTATTCTCTGTTGTAACAGAAGGATTAACTCTTGAAAAGAAAAATAAAGATGCTATTAAAATACCTTTCAGCAAGTCCCCTAAAATTGCCATAACTACTAACTATGCCATCAAAGGCAAGGGGACTTCGTTTGAAAGACGAAAGTGGGAATTAGAATTAGCACATCATTATAACAAAGATTACACACCTTTAGAAGAGTTTGGTAAGATGATGTTTGGAGACTGGAATGATGAAGAGTGGTGTCAGTTTGATAACTACATGATTCAATGTCTTCAGCTATATTTAGAAAAAGGATTAATAAAAAGTACATTTGTTAACCTTAAAATACGTAAGTTATCAGCTGAAACATGCCATGAGTTTATTGAGTGGTGTGGAGTTTTAGGAGACGCTATGCATGATAAATTAAGGGTTGGCGGTAAAAGAAACAAGTCAGATTTGTATTTAGATTTTGTAGAGGACTATCCAGATTTTGCACCTAAATCAAAAATGACAGTGAGCCGTACTCGTTTTAATAAATGGTTGATAGCATTTAGTCAGTTTAAGTATGATTGTTCACCAGAAGAAGGCAGAGAGGCTAATATGAGATGGATAAGGTTTAGAAACAAACATGAATTAGAAACACAAGGAGATTTATTTTAATGTTTAAATTTAGAGATTATCAGAAAAGAATTGTTAGACAGGGTTCTAAAATATTAAAGAACCATAACTTGTTATACTTAACTATGGAAGTTAGAACAGGTAAAACTTTCACAAGTTTAGGCATCTGCAATAAAATTAAAGCTAATAATGTTTTATTCATCACAAAGAAAAAAGCAATTAGCAGTATTGAAGATGACTTTAATACTTTAAAACCTAACTACAAAATTACCGTAATTAATTATGAGAGCTTACATAAAATATCTACAGATCAACATTTTGATGTTTTAATATTAGATGAAGCACACTCTATTGGAGCATACCCTAAAAAGAACAAACGTTGTTTACAAATACAAAGTTTGATTTTGATTCATGACCCTAAAGTTATATTGCTTTCAGGTACTCCTACTCCAGAGTCTTTTTCTCAAATGTATCATCAGGTTTGTTCTATTCCTGGAAACCCTTTCTCAGATTATAAAAACTTTTATCAGTTTTGTAAACATCATGTAGATGTTAAACAACGTAGAATAAATGGTTTGTTTATGAATGATTACTCAAGAGGTAGAGAATCTATTTTAAAAGAAATGAAACCATATACAATATCGTTTACTCAGAAAGAAGCAGGGTTTGTAGTTGATACTAATGAGGAAGTTTTGTGGGTTGATTTAGAAGATTCAACAAAAGAAATGATTAAAACTTTGAATAAAGATAGAATACTCAAGGGGTCTGAAGAAGTTGTATTAGCCGATACTCCTGTAAAGCTTATGACAAAAACACATCAATTGTGTTCTGGGACAGTTAAGTTTGAATCAGGAAAGTCTCAAGTTGTAGATTACAGTAAAGCTAATTTTATTCATAAAAAATTTGGTAATAAAAAAATAGGTATATTTTATAAATTCAAAGAAGAGTTGAATGCACTAAAAGAGGTGTATAAAGATGACCTATGCATTGATCTTGAGACCTTTAACTCAACTAATAAAACCATAGCTTTGCAAATTGTTAGTGGGCGAGAAGGTATATCATTACGTCAAGCTGAAGCTTTAATATACTACAACATAGACTTCAGTGCAACCAGCTATTGGCAAAGCAGAGACCGTATGACTACTAAGGAAAGACTTTATAATAAAATCTATTGGATCTTCTCAAAAGGAGGTATCGAATCAGATATATACAAGGCTGTTATAAAGAAAAAAGACTACACCTTAAATCATTTTAAAAGAGATTTATTAGATTTGTAACATGAGGTTAATTAAATTTTTATTAATTTGGATTAGTCAAAATTTAGCAATACCTTTTTGGGTAGTAGGACATATTCATTTATCTATTCATAATTTTCATGACTTAATTGAACTACTTTCTTCAATAGGTATGAACTTAATAGTAGCAATTGGATTTGTATTAGATTACAGAAATGACAGAGCAACAAATACAAGTAAAAAAGATTAAAGAGTTAGAGTCTTTAGGTTATTATGTAATTAAATTAACACTTACTAATAAAAATGGTATACCTGATTTAATAGCTATACCTAAAAATTGTAATGTAGAATTTATAGAAGTAAAGAAACCAAATGGTAAACTATCAAAGCTACAAGAATATAGAATAGATGAACTAAAAAAACATGGAGTCAAGGTTGAAGTTTTTAAGGGATATGAATTATGATATTGAAGACGGTTATACGTCAGCCTTGGAAAGTATGCCAGCAGGTAAGGCATATAGAATAGCTGTGTTTATAGAAAACAATATGCCCGATGTTAAAGTAAACGATTACCATACTTACATTTTTACAGGAGTAATTAGTTATTTTGGAGAAGAAGTTCCGTTTATTTTTGAAATTATGCATGCTTCGGGAGATGTCCCTACTTTAACTGATCTGTCTATTATTGAGATGGATGAATTTTTAGACTTAATTAACTTAAATTTATTTGTAAAATGAGACAAGCATCTAAAAGAGAAAACATAATAATGGTATATACAAAAGATATGAGTGTATCATACAGTGATATAGCATTGTTAACAGATAGTAATGTTAATTATGTTAACCAATGTATACATAATTACCACATTGATTTAGTGTCTTATTACGACATGTGTTTAGCTCCGAGTTTAGTAGATTCTGATATTTACTTTTTATTTTCTGACAATGGAGCTGAAAAAAGATTAAAATTTAAAAACAATATTGTAACTCCTGAAAACGAGTTAACAGCGTTAGAGGAGTTGTATGTAAAATTAAATTTAAGCAATAGAATAGCTCATTATGAGTCTGGTGTATTTTAAAAAAAATTTTGATGTTTAAATTATTTTTAGTACATTGTACAAAATCTAACTATAATGAAAGCCTACGAGGAATGTAAATACAATACATTAGATGTAGAGAAAATAATAAGTTTTTCTTCTTGGTCAGATACACGAAAAATTGATACGTTATTTCATATTGATTGTGTAATGTATTGTAATCTTGGAAAAGAGTCAAGTACTTCAGAAAGACGTAAAGCAAAATCAAATTCACGAACTATATATAAAGCAATAAAAACACTTGATTATAAATTAGGAGAGTTGTTATTAAAAAATATGGATTAGTATGTCAGGAATATCTCGTAATGATGTAGAGGTCATTAGTCATATAAATTATGTTACTAATAACCTTCACGACCTTACAGATGATTTATACGAAGACTTAATGGAGCGTGATAATCAATCGGCCAAAAAGAAAGCAAAATACATTGTTAATCTTATGGAAGAATTAATTCAATCTTTAAGCGATGACATTTAGTGACAGCAATGAAATACGACCAAGGTTAAAAGGAAATAAACGACAGGCTTTTGAAAACCTTAACAAAAAAGAAAGAAGAATATTAATTATAGGTGACCTACACGCACCATTTGTTTTACCAGAATATTTAGAACATTGTAAACAAACTTACGCAAACTATAATTGTAATCAAGTTATATTTATAGGAGATATTTTGGACAACCATGCGTTTTCTTATCATGAGCCAGATCCAGACGGACTTTCTCCAGGCTCTGAATTAAAAATGGCTAAAAAGTTTATTAAAGATTGGTATGGTGCATTTCCAAAAGCAGACGTTTTGATCGGAAATCACGATCGTATGGCCTCTCGTAAAGCAATGACTGGTGGAGTACCTTCTGCATGGATAAAGTCCTATAACGATGTCTTAGGCACTCCTAAATGGAACTGGGTAGAGACTATAGTGTATGATAATGTGTTGTATGAACATGGCGAAGGCGGTCAAGCTAAAACTAAAGCCAAGAACAATATGATGTCCAGTGTTTGTGGACACACACATACAGAAGCCTACACTATGTGGTTTGTTGGAAAGAAATTTAGAGTGTTTGGAATGCAAGTAGGTTGTGGGGTTGACTCCAAAAGTTATGCGGCTGCATATGCAAGAAACTTTAAAAAACAAGCCATAGGTTGTGGGGTAGTTATAGGAGGTCACACTGCAATAAATTCACTTATGAACCTATGAAAAAATTTAGACAATATAGAAGTAGACAAGGAAGAACAGATAAAAGTTACAGCGAATCATCTACTGTTCTATTAATCTCTTACCTTGCAATGCTTTTAATATTGGTAGCAGTAGGATTAAACTCATGAAACCAAACATAACAACACAGGAAAGAAAAGATATTTTACAAAAAATATTGTTACTCAAAAATATGAGTTCACCTACACCAAAGGTAATAAAACAGATACAACAACTTCAACAACAATTATGAATAAAAAGATAGCCCTTGAATTAAAAGCTCAAGCAGAGGTCGTAGCTAAAAGATTTTCTCGAAAAGATAGAGAACAAAACTTTAATAATGAAGACTTTAAAGTAGACGAGATAATACCAATGTCTGACCATACAGCTTGTGTATATTATAGAAAGACTACTGATAAAATAGGAGCTGCATTTTTTTACTACATACCAAACGGTATGTCAAAAGGTTGGAAATATTTTTTTCCTACAGATTCACACCTCAACGGTCTTGCTTCGTTTCACTATTATAAGTTAGAGGCCGAGAGGAAAAACTATAGTAAGAATTTAACTTCTTCTGATCTCTAAGCTCAGCAGCAATATTATATTCTTCTATACCAACAAAGTATTCCATTAATAAATCATAGACATCATCTTTCATAACCGCTACTGGTTTTGTAGGATTAAAAACCACCTCTACTGTATAGTCTCTTTCAAGAAGCTCTTCAAAAGATATTTTACCAGTTAATAACTCATAACTTTGAACCATACTTGAGTGCTGGTTGTAATTGTTATCCATAAAATCCCATTCTCTGTCTGAATTAATCATCTTTTATTTTTGGAGGTTTTATTATTGTAGGTTTTTGACCATTTGGCGTTACTATAGTTGGTCTGGGTTTTGGACGAACTAAAGGTCTAATGATGACTTGAGGGCTATAAGGTATATTATTATAATAAGGAATAGTATTATTATATTGATAAGTGTTATAAATTTTTGGTCTTAATGAATTAACATCTATAAGAACAGTGTCACCAGAATGTGTAATACCTATTACTTTTCTAAAATGAAAAGGTTCATGAGTTACCGAACAACTACTAACAATTATTAAAAACAGTATCATAAATAAAAAAGTTATTACTGCATTAAAAGGGTGTGCCATTATATTTAATACTATATTTCTTGTGTAATTATACATATCTCTCATATTTTAATTTAATCCTTTAGACAAAGGTTTAGATAACCTTCTTCTTTTTTGTTTATTACTTGAATTTTTTTGTATAGGTTTTGGTCTTTGTAAAACTTTTCTTTTTCCTCCACTTGTTTTATCTCCTCCGATAACTTTACGACTATCCATATAATCATCATAAGCATCTTGTTGTTTTTTTGTTAAGGGACGTTTACCAAACATATCTTTAAGAATAATTCTTCTTATATCCTTATAAAAAGGTAGTAAACCTAAATTACCTAACGCTTCAACAGCTAATCTTTCTTCTAATTCTTTCTCGTATTTAGCTATCGTTTCTGGCTTAGCAGTATCACTATTTAATCTCGTTAGCACTGTACCTGTTCTGATTAATGTTTTTAAAAGAGGCCCGTAAGGCCCAGCTAATACTTTTGATCCTACCTTTAAAAGATCACCGCTTGCTAAATCATCTTGATTTATTTGACTAAATACCATACTATGTACAAACGGATCGTATTCACCCTTTCTAAAGTCTTTCATAAGAGGCTCGTTTATACCATACTCAAGCATAAAGTTTATAGGTATTTTAGCAAAGTTTCCAAGTGTACCTCCTGTCATAAGACCAAGAGATGATCCTACAAGTTGTCTTACCATCATATCTTCAAGGTCATCGTCTTCTCTTTTATCATCTTTTACATCAAACAATTCATCATCCATTAGACTTGTAAGCATTGAATACATAACCATATAAGAAGACATTCTAAATGTAACTCCTGCTAATAAACCTAAAGCTTCAGCTTTGCTTAAATCTCCTTTTTTATGTAAAGCATGGATTGCATGTCTTGCAGTACCAAATTCAAATAAAGTAAATCTTTGCATATAAGAATTAGACAGTTTATATAATTGCATTAAGCCTGAGTCACTTACTTTTGGAGTGTTTTTGAGGATACCATCAAAAGGATTAGAAGAAGTAGCCATAACTACAACACTACCATCTGCCTTTTGTGTTGCTTCTTGTCTTGCTTCTTTAAAATCTACACCTAAATATTTTGATGTTCCATCAGCAATCTTTTTAAAATCTTCAGATGTTAATTTAATACCTGTAGTTTCAGCAAAAGAATCTGCAAAAGCTCCAAACCACATAGGTCTCGAAAGAACTTGATCTGGATATGACAAAACTTTATTACCCACTTCATTTACTGCAGCGTAAGTTTGTTTAATACCACTAAATCTCATAATAGCACCCATAACATTCGACATTTGACTAACTGCTTGTCCAGAAGATCTGCTTGGCTGTACAAAATCTGACATATCAGAGTACTTAGAAGTTAAAGCATCAGAATCTACTAACTTACTTGTAACACCTGATTGTAAATTTGTTAAAGCATCAAACATTATTTCGGTATTGTAAGGATTTGATGTAAAAGTTCCAAAAGATTTCATAGCTCTTGTAGCTTTAGCTGGGTTGGACAACATCATTCCAAAGTTACCTATTAATTCAGCAGCAGCTCTTGGAAGTGAAGCCAATGCTGACTGATAACCTATTCTTTTTACTTCTTGCATCACTTTATCTGAAAGGGTTGCATCTGAATAAGATTGCATAAACACGTTTTCAACTACTTCATTTATAGATCGTGTCAAAGCATTAGCAGCCATAATGGAAGATCGAGATGCATTAGGATTGTTTTCTAACTCACTCTTTATTGTATTTACTAAACCACCTACTTGCTGTAAGTCTTGTGTCATATAGTAATCCATATTAATTTGTTGAACACCACGAATAGCCGAATACGAAGGATCAAAACTTATAGCTTTTGCTCCATCTGTTCTTTCAATTATAGTTTTAGACTTTGTAGTACTATCAACTGTGTTAACATATTCCTTTGCCCTCTTAGCTACTTCTGTTTTAGCATCTCCGTCAGTATTTATAACAGAGTGATGATTGTAGTTATTAAGTAAATCAACTTGATTACCATGCATTGTTGAAACAAACACAGCTTTTTGGGCTAATCCATTATTAACTTCATCATATAAAGCTAAAGCTTTCTTTTCTGCTGGAGTTAAAGATTTTTCTAACTTCTCTAAACTTAATTGATCTCCATCTAAAAATTGTTCTTTTAATTCTGTAAGTAATTTTCCATCTTTTTCTGAAAGTATACCTACGTTTTTTATTGCTTGCAACGTAGCATCTACAAACTCTAAAGCAGAAGGAGTTTTTTTATTTGGTTTATCATTCTTAAAGTTAGATAAAAACTCTCTTTGTAACTGTAACATTCTAATTTTATACTTAGATTTTACAATTGCATTTTGAGATCTACCCATACGAGTTTTCTTTCTCACTTGATTTACTCCATCAAACTCTAATATTTTATCTGCAGCTTCTACTTTAGCTACTTCTTTTTTAGTTTCAGACTTGTAAGTTTCAAAAGCTTTACCAAGTCTACCAAATGTATTGTTGTAAATAGTTTTACTATTAAAGTTTCCAAAAATGTCATCAACATTAAATAAAGGGCCAGACCTTACTCTTTCTAATACAAAAGATTTGTCAGTTTTCATTGACTTAATTTTTTGATAAGCACTCTTAACGTTACGATATATGCTTTCTTTCTTAACTTTTGCAATTACTGGCTCTACTTTAATCTTTCTGTTATTAATATCTACTTTGTTAACCAGCTTCATAGCTGCTGCAGGAACATAACCGTTTTGAATATTTTGTTTTACTTTTTTCAAAGTTTCGATAGCAGAATAATCCATAGTGCCATCTTTCTTTTCTCTTCCTAAAGACCTAATTTCTTTTTCATTAAGTTCAGAAAGAATCCTTGCTATTTCTCTTGCTCTTGGATCGCTTATTTTTGAAAGTTCTTTTTTAGATATTTTCACTGCTTTTACACCAGCTACTCCCTCTTCAACATTATAGTCATCTGGAGTTGGTTTTTGATCAACAGATAAATTTTCATCTACATTAACCTCAGCCTCCACAGCATTTATGATATCTAAGGCTTGTTGCATTGTCGTAGACTTTTCTTTTAAATCTAAAACTGCTTTACTTGATCCAAACTCTTCCATTAATTGAAGATAAGAATCCAGTTTTGCATCTGGGATTATTGATGGATTAAAACCAAGTACTTGGTTTAAAGCTACTTTTAAATCATTTGAAACAGGCCCTATCTTACTTTTAATATTTTCCTTAGCCTTAGTTTTTAATTTTTTAGCTCTTGTAATTTTAGCTGTAAAGTCAGCGTCAGTCATGACTTTATCTACAAAAGCTAAATAACTATCTACTGATTCTTTAACAAAAGGTTTTACAGCTGCTAATCTATCTGTCAATACAGTAGTTTGCATAGAAGAAACTTTACCACCCTTTCTCAATGATTTTATTTCAGCAGTAATATTTTTTAAAAAACTCTGATAAGACTTTACTGCTTTCTTTGCAGCTTTTGCTTGCATTATAATTTGATCTTTAAGTGCAGTCCTTTCATTTACAACTACTCTTTTTTGAGGTACAGTTTTATTTTTACCTTCGTTTATAGTCCCTAACATTCTATTGTTCTGCTCAGCAAGCTTAAAACCTTTATTTATTGACGCTCTTGATGGTGCTTGAATACCAAGGTCTTCACTTACTTCACGAACTAAAGCATCATATTCCACTTGATTTAGTTGCTCGGCTAATTTAGTTCCACGTAAATACTCAGTCACTTGCTTAACTATAAAAGCAGGGTTTATAGATTTAGGTCTACGTCCAAGAATTTTTTTCTTTATATCTTGAGCTATATTTTTAACACGCTGAGGGTCAGCTGTTACTCGTTGTTCAGCTTGTAAGAACTCGTCAACTGAAACATTTTCTTCAGCTGCAACTTCTTTAATAGTATTCATTACATTATTAAATGATTCACTACCTTCTTGTTTTTCTTCTATTAATTTAGATCTAACATCTTTTAGTTTCCCAGGATCTCTTGAATCAATTGCATCATTTACTTCCGTTTCGGTCTGCGCCTTTGTTGTGGTGCTGCTTTCGACTTCAGTCGATTCGGTAGAGACGTTGGCAGTGGGGTCTCCTTCTCCCACCGTTTTGCTATCTTGGGTAGATTCTTGTGCATCCACCTCCGTTGTGCTTGGCTTTTGAATGGCATCTGGTTTCGTATTTAATTCATTAGTTACGTTTGTTGTTTTTTCTAAAACAGGCAACGCTACGTCTATAGTGTAACTTTTTTTACCTTTTTTAGTTCCTTTTCTTTTTATTTTTACCTCAATTCCTGGATAAGCTTTTTTAATTTTTTCAACTTCAGCTTCAGCTTTAGCTTTGTCATCGGTTTGAAAAGCCTTAAATGCATCTGTACCACCTTTATCTTTTACCGATTCTTGTGTTGCATCACTATATGCGGTTGTTTGCGTAACCACATTTCCGTCAGCATCTACTTTCTCTGTTAAATTTTTTGATTTATAATAAACATTTAAACCACCTTCAGATATTGTTGTGGTTTCAACAACTTCAGAACCAGGAGGTAAAGAAGCTTCTGCCATAGTAATCATATTCTTAAACTCATTCCCAGTAGATTCCATTTTTGCTGTAAACTGATTCGTTGGGTTTCCGTTTGAATCATAAATTCTTGTAAAGCCAACAAAATTTTTAGAATCTCCACTGCTACTTATAACCACATCTAACTCTCCAGTTTTAGGATTGTTGTATGTAGCTGTTTGCACACCTTTTTCGTCTGGATTTGTAATACCACTCAACACAGCTTTTCCATAAGGAAGTTTTTTATCTGAATGAGTTTTACCAAATACATCTGGTGCTGAATCTAATCGAGCTTGTTCAAATAATTCTTTTTGTTTAGCTTCTATTTGTTCTACAGAAGCATCAGTAACACCTTCGTTTTCTAAAGCTTCAATCGCACTATCTTTGGTGATAGAAATATTTAGATTTGTTGTATTCCCTTTTGTATCAGAAACTTTAACAGATTGAGCCATTACACCCTCATATTTATCTAAAATTTTATTTATCTGAATATCTATATCTGCTTTTCTTTTTTTATTTACTTTTAATGTAGGGTCTTGCATATTTGCAGACTCTTGTTCTAAAGCAATTAATTTAGCTCGATCTTCACCTTGTATGTAATCAGGAATATCTAAATCAAATTGTGCAGCTTGTTTTCTTAATGTAATTTTATTAGAAAGTTCTGGGTCATTTTTAATGTCAAACTGAGCAGTTCTAATTTCTTCATCAGTCATCGTGTCAACCATAGCTTCTATGTCAGCTTTAGATGTAGGTGTAACATCTCCACCCTTGCTTATAGTTCCATACTTTGCTGGTTTAAATACATTTCGAGCAACATCTGTAAGGGAAGTTCCTGTCACAGCTTGAGGTACACTTAATACAGAACTTGCTTGTCCTGTTATACCTTCAAAACCTATTTCAGCCACATCAAATTCTTGACCTCCTGTTCCACGATTAACAAAATCTAAATTAGTAGCTGCTCTTGCAGCGGTTTCTCCAGCTGACCCACCTAAAGCTTCTATACCAGCAGCTTTTAAACCTGCTCTTGTTGCCATTTTTTTAGACACTTGTTTTCCTGCTGCTTTTGCTGTTTTAACTGCTGATCCACCTAATTTACCTGCAACTCCACGTGTTAAGCCATCAATTGTTCCAATCACTAAACCTCTTGCTGCAGATTTATTTCTTATACCTTGAAGTGCTTCAGGGTCTTCTAACACTGCTCGTATGCCATCATCGTTAAACTCTAATCCCTTTTTCTCAACAGCTTCTTTTAAAAACTCTGTAAATGATAAACCTGTTTCAAGTGCAGCTCCTGCTCCCATCAATGACCCTGTTATAGCTCCACCTGCACCTGTAATAGCCGCTAAAGGCCCTCCAATAGCTCCTGCAGCTGCACCTACACCTCCACCTACTACTGCTCCAGCACCTGCTCCTGCAGCCACTGTGGGGTTTACCATTGAGGCAATAGATGAAATTAAAAGTTGGTTTACTACAGAAGGATTAAATGCTACACCTTTAACAAAACCAAGTATACCACCACCACTTTCTTCATAAATTTTATTGAAGCTACGCATTTCATCAGACATACCAATGTTATCCATTTCTTCAACAACCCTCATGTATTCTGTTAAATCTTCTTCTGAAATAGATGCGCCACGAGCATATAAGTTTAGAGCATCGTCTAAGGTTGCACCTTGACCCACCCCTTGTGAGGCAGCTCTCCACATATCTCCAAAGAAATCTGTTACAGTGTTTTTACCCACCATTTCTTCAAGCCAAGTATTCTTTTCCCCTACTTGAGTATTACCTCCGTAACGAGTTCCTACAGGGTCTTGAGGTATAAAAACACTTTCTTCTGTTAAATTTTGTACGTTAAGTCCGTCACTTAATGAACCTGCCAACGGAGAAGATAATCCCGATGAAGATTGATCCTCTGGAATTGTTTGATCTTGCATAGTCGTATCCAATCCCATATCTTGGGTAGGAGAAACTTGCGGAGAATCTTTTTTTTTTAATGGCTCAATATATTGATTAAACTGTTCTTCGTCTTCAAATGTTCCAGGCTTAAACAAATCAAATAATTCATCAGTCCCATCTTCTTCAATAAAAGTTTTAAATTCTTCTATATCCACGAATGTCCCATCGGGCATTAATCCAAATAATTCTTGTAATAATTCCTCCATTCTTTATTATTATTATTGAGCATTAAAAGCTGCTGTTATTTCAGCAGTTGTTGCACCTGGATTAGTAGCTAAAAAGTCAGCTTTAAAAGCTGGATAACTCATTTTAATTTTATTTTTAACTTTCCCTCTGTTTTTGTAAGCTAATTCATTTAACTCATTTAAAGCTCTTTGAATCTGTTGTCCATACTTACGAGTCTCTACACCGTTTGGCATATCTCCTGCAGCCATGACTACTATTTCTTTATCCACTCCATTTTCTTTAAACTTAATAACAGACTTTCTACCTGTTCCATCTCCAGTGACTTCGGTTCTTACTTCACTTATACCAGCTCTTGTTCTTGCATCTGAGGCTGCTTGTGTAGTAAAGTCTTCAATAAACTTATTTGAAACTTCTGCAATTTGATCATCATCATCAGAAAAAGCATTACCAATGTTAGGCCCAAAAGCCGTATCCCCTGGCGCACCATCTCCTGTCCAGAAATTTCTTGAGGTTTGCGAACCAGTAGGTGTGGCTACTGCAGTTTCATCTCCAAGCACTTCAGGTTTTTGTATATCCTGAGTATAACCTACGTTTCTATTTTCTCCTCTTTCTCCGACAGATATTTTTTCTTGTGTAATAAATCCATCTATTTCAGAAGGTGATAAAGCTAAATCCCCTCCTTCAGCTTGCGCACCAGGAACAAGTATTTGATATAGCGCACCAATATCTTCTCTTACTGATGTTTCACTTGTGATACTGTCCATATCATTCTCATCTCTAATTCTTCGTTTTATTATGGTTGGCTCTCCTGATTCATATGTAATAATAATTTTATCATCATTAATATCAATGTCATTTATTCTTGGTCTACCACCGTTTTCAATTCCACCTCTTTGTTCATTAATATTAGTAACTAATGTTCTCATTGTAGCTTCAGAAGAAGCAATATCAGGATTAGTTAAAACTTTATTTATATCTCTTATATAAGCAGATTTTTTTCTGTTATTTACACCTGCTTTGGCTTCAGTTGGTGATTCAGCTCTTGCTTCTCTACCAGCCATTTCTTGAGTTTGTTTGATTTTTAAATCAATACGGCTTTCAATAGCACGTTTAGCTATGTTTCGAGCCTGCGTCATTTGTTCTGGTGTAAGCTTAATTTCTGGTCTACCATTTACATTTTTATATATTACATACTTTGATATACCTTTTTTCTTAGCTTCAGCTTCAGACTGTACCATTTTATATCCTGCACCTGTTAAAACCTGCATAGCATTCATTGAACTTAAATCACTTTTATCACCAGTAATAGTATCTACTTGATCACTCATGAATTCTTCATAAGTTATTTTAGTTCCATCATCATTCTTTAAATCCATATACCCTTTTCCATCAGGAGTTTCTGCATCAAATAAATTTCTAAAATCTTGAATAGAAGTTACTTGACCACCACCACTATAAAGATTGTATTCTTGTGATGTAGATAAAATTACATCTGCTAAATTCTCTGTAATACCATCAGCTAATGTATTTGTGTTTCTACGATCTAATTTAAAATCAGTAGCTACATTTAAGTAAGCTGTGTTTTGAAAAGCTTCTGGATTTGTTTCTGGATCTGGCATAACTAAATTTCCAGTTCCATCATCTTCCATTGTAACTAAAACCAGTTCTCCGTTTCTTGGATTTGTAATTAATCTTTTATTTCTTAAATTACCAAAACCAAATGTCCCTTCATTCCAAGTCATTTCCATATCTGAAGCAATGGACTGACCGTCTTCACCAAGCTCTAATCTTGTCATAGCTTCTTGGTACTTAGCATCAGCTCCTTCAGCGTATAGGCTTAAATTTTTATACCCATCTAATTGACTTTGCATAATTAATTGATAGTCTTTAGGATCAAGACCACCATTACGGAGCAATTCCATATTAGCCATTAATGTTTTTTTAGAAAAATCTGAACCATTAATTAAAAGTTTACCTAATGATTGATTATCAACATCAGCAATTTGAGCCAAATCATTCATGGCTTTATTTGTCGCATCTGTTATGGCTTGCTTTTTAGCCTCTCTGCCGTCACGAATTGCATTTGCACCTGTAGTTAAATCCTTAGCTATCTGTCCCCAATTAACTTGAGTAGCTTGAGTGTCTCTATTTACATATACTGAATACTGATTCGCAGCTGCTGCTCTGTCGTTGTTTTCTTTTTCTGCCATGAACTATAATTTTACTGAGCTGGTTTATACATTTTGTCAAATATAGAGTAGTCAAAGGTTGTATTATCTCTCAAGAACCCTCTTGTTTGTTTTCCACTAAAATCTTGCTGTCTTAATGTATTTTTTATTTGTGCTGCTGATAATTCTCCACCTGCTGCTGCCTCTATAGAAGTTGCATCTAAACCATCATATAATGCTTCAGCTCTTTTCATACCGCCAGTTTTACCATATAAAGGTGCAATAGATGCTAAACTACTTGCGGCCGTACCAATACCTGATATACCACTTGAAATAGCAGCAACTCGTGCTTGATCAGCATCTCTGGCCATTGCAGCCTGATCAGCCGCTTGACCCATGTCCATAGCTTTTAAATCTTGGTTTATGGTATTTTGAGCGTCAGCTTTCATTTTTCTATTTTCATACAAAGCTTCTCCTAAACCAATACGAGTCTGTTCGTTAGCCGCTGCTCCTGCTGCGGTTAAAGCACCAATTCCTCCTTGTAAGTTTCTTTGATCACCTTCTTGTAAAGCTTGAATGGCCTGTTGTTGTCCAGCAATATTTTGTCTAAATTGTTCACCATAAGCATCTAATGGCACATTAAGACCTTGATAAAAGTTTTTCTCTGCTCGTTCTCTTGCTGAAGCTTGAAGTTTTTTTTGCTCTGCTATCGCCTTAGATGATGCTCTTTTTTGTTGAGCGGCTTGACTAAAAGACATGCCTGCACTTGCCAAACCTGAACCAATACCTACTACTGCTGCTGTTGTTACTGCCATATTATAATACTTTAATCATTTCACTCGTATAACTTGAACCTTCTACATAACCTATTTTTTTATAGGTATCAATTAAAGGTTTGTTTTTTATTAATGCATACGAATATTTATATCCTTTTGTTTTAGCAATTTCAGTTATATGTTCTATTAATAATCCAATTGCTTCTTTTCTTTTTTGTCTATCTTTGTAATGTATATTAGATATGATCCAATCACACCAGACAGATTTAGAGTTTGTTTCATACATAAAACCTGCGCATATAGGAGTATCTTTTTCATATACAATATATCCTCCTACACCATTTTCTGGTAAAAAGTCTCTGTGAGGTGGTGTCCATCTCCAGTCTTTCCACCACTGACATAATATATTATCATAGTCAGCAAATTTTAAAGGCTTTACATTTAATTTCATTTAAAGCAAAGATAGTAAATTTCTATGGAAAACTTTTCATCATGCTACTACCAACAGAAAACAACTCTACTTCAGTAGTATCGTCATTAACTAAAGTAAATTCCATATAGTAACCACGCATACCGTAACTCTCCGCTACAGTGTTATTAGCAAACAATAAAAAGTTATTAGCTACAGGAGCAGTTGCGCCCGTTACTGTGGTATCTAAAGTTACAGTTCCGCTGTCTCCTAACTTAGTTACTGCTGTTACTTTTCCTGCAAGCACAGGAGCTTGGCCATTAACTAAAGTATAAGCGTTTGCACCATTAGTAATAAGGTTTCCTATATTATTATTAAAAGAACAAACTAATGCATTGGCGTTTCCAGCTACACTTGCTATAGTTCCTAAACCATTAGAATATCTTAAAGCAAAATTTGTAACACCTGTGTTGTGTCTTACATAAGCAAACCATTCCCCTTCTTTCTGTTCAAAGTTTATTTCTGCTACATTTCCTTGACTTAAATCTGTAAGTAAAGATGTGCAATTCCAAACCGCATTACTTTCAAAAGAAAGTGTTTTAAATAATTTAATTGTTAGCGATGGCTCAGGATTAAATACACTGGTTACTTGTGAACTACCTTGGATGCCATAATAGTTATTACGTAATGGAGAAGTATTATGTCTATATATATTTCCATTTTGAAACGTATACAAAAAACCATTCATTCCTTTTATATATTCAGGATAGAATGTGTAAAATGACGGCCAACCTTCAACACCTTCGCTGTAGGTTAATGTAAATGGATTATTTAATGATGGTATAGGCATAGTTTTTTTTTATGGTGTTACACAGTTTCCAGTTGATATTACTACCCCTCTTCTAACTTGAATATATGAACTTGAAGCTTGTAATGAATAGAATTTAGGGGTTGCTGTGTCGTTTAAATAAGTCGATCCATTAATTGTAGTAAACACAAAGTTCCCTACATTTGGTATTGTATTAGTGTCTTCATTAAAAGGAGCTGTAGTACCTGTAGCGTTTCTTGCAAAATATAACGTTTGAGTATCTGCACCACAATTAGGTACACTATTAGTTGCTGCGGATGCTGTAAATGAAGGTAAATCTGCTGGACAATCTACTTCCCAACTAAAAGCTGTTCCACACATAGGTGCAGCAATTAATACATTTCCTAAAGTAGGCGTAACACTTGTTTTAGGAAAGACTAAAGTAAATACTGGAGAGGAAGGTGTTGATGTATCAGTGGCGTATCCAACCTGATTATTTACTACACTAACACTTTGAAGAGTGCCTTGAGCTACATAAGATCCACTTGTTAAAACGTAATTTTGAGGTTGATCTCCTTGACTACATGAACCTCCTGGAGCTGTTGTGTAGTTCCCAACTAAATTTGCATTTTGATTACCAACATACGTAGGTAGTTGTGTGCCTTGATTATTTTGTCCTGCATAATCTACAGTTGCTCCTGATCCGTCCACTAACGTTACTCCATTATGATTGTTAAAAGCAGTCAGTCTATTATAATAAGCACTATTGTAAGTTACTAATAAACCATCAGGTATACTTGATCCTAAAAAACATCTTAATATAACCGCACCTGTGGAGTTGGCTAAATCAACTGAAGCTTGAAACCATCCGTTTTGATTACTTATAGCCGCAGAAACTCCATTACCACAGGACACCGCACATGTATCGCATGATTGTGCGTTTAACAAAATACCATTTAATTGTTGTCTTACAATACCTGCATTAGAATAGAATCCATCAGGCGCAAGAGTGGTCAATGCTGCATTTGTATATATAGCAGATGCAGTAGAGAAAGATGTTCCATTAAAATAATATATTCCTAATTGAGCCATTTTATTTTTTTAACAATTAATTATTTGAATTACTAAACCACTTGTACCAACTTGCATATACTGAGTGTTTGATATTTTATAATAACCTAAAGGTAAGAAATTTACTATTCCTAAATTACTATCTTCACAATTTGAATTTGTATAGATTGAACTTCCTACTATTGGTAAAGCATTACTTCCGTTATTATGATAATAAGTGCTTGATCTAACTAACCCACAAGCATCTTGTGGTTGCTCTGTTCCAGAACTTGCAAGAAATGAAGTACAACTCCATGTACATAAACAACAAGCATCATTAGCTGAATTTGCATCATAACATAATTGTTGTGCAGAAATTTCTCTTACGTCATATATCACATATAAATATTGATTATTTGTAGGTAAACTTAAATTTGATACAGTTGCTAAATGAATATTAGTTGATGGATTAGTAACAGCACTATTAGGTATTGTAGTTGCAGCTGCTAATAATGAAGCTACTCCTGCAGGTGTGTTTGGATATAAAGTATTAGAAGATAAGTATCTAAAATTATCTTGAGGGTAACTCCAATCATATGTATCAAAGTTAACTTTGTTAACTCTAATAGTAAAATTCACCCCACTGTAAGGAAAAGTTCCTTGTGATCTAACACCAACCTGACTATTATAAAAACTAAATATAGTATTATTAGAGCCTAATGTTGCCATGTCACTATCAACAGGACTAATAGAAGTTGTATCTGCCCAATTGTATTCTACGTGTATAGTTTGGCCACTATTAGTACTTGAATTTATTAAACACTTAAATACTGTTAATGGAGTTTTAACTACACATTCAGGTGTTACACTATAAGTTGCTGTTCCCCCAGGTGTAATTTTTATTGTTGCTGTTGTAGGTGTGGCAGATGATTTAGTCCAACTAAAGTTTCCAGATCCTGTAACGCTACCTGAATTATAATTATTACCATTCCATGAAACATTTATAGTTATACTACCTGAAGTAACATTATAAGCTACGTTTGAAGCTCCAATTATAGTTCCATACTCATAAGTATTAGAAACTATTTGATTTTGGTTTTTAAAATTTATTTCTACACCACAACCATAAACAGGGTCTGGAACAGGAACTGAATTTAAATTAGTACCTATTACATACTCGTCCATAAAAGGATCGTACCCTCCTATTTTTTGTGTATTGAGCTGAAAGTTGAATTGGTCTCTAAACCAAGATCTCATACCCAAATCAGATATTACTTTTAATCTGTCATTCACAGAATTACCAACCAGTTCGATAACAGCTCCTCTTTTAGTATCTGTAAAATAAAAGTAAGCTCCATAGTTTGCAAAACTTTCTGGATTATAACTAATACCATATTCTTCTACACGAGCTATTTGCGTCCCTAAAACTTGAGGCACTGAAGCAATAACACCACCACCTGTTGAATCGCTAATAATATTTTTAGATGCAAGTACATAACTAATTCTATCTTCTTGCAATGTTAAAATATCTGTTTCTCTTGCAAACAATAATTGTATAGGGCCAAATGAAGTTTCTAAAGTTTTAAAATTAGCTAATCCTAAATTAAATTCATTAAGATTATTTAATCCTGAACTACTACTGTATACTCCACTGTATGTTAAATCAGCAAATCTATTTGTTTCTTTAAAATCTTGTTGTGACGCTGCCAATCCTCTTTGACCCATTACTACAGATCTTCCTTCTATTCTATCTAAATATTTAAAACTTTCTACTCCGTTACCAAACGTGTAACAATCCATAAAATCTAAAGTTACTATAGCTGGTTGAGTTAAAGTTTGATTTTGATCTCCAGCATCAGTATCATTATCTGATTGATGTAACATAATTCCTGTACCTCCATTTCTAACTAAAGGCAATGCTCTCGATGCATCATAGTATATCTCTTCATTTGCATCAGCTGGCTGTGTTTCAAAAACTAATACTGAATTAGCTCTTTGTACAACTATGTCAGCTTTGACCCTCATTGTTTTGTTACCAATATTAAAAGGTTCGTCTACTCCAATACCACCACATCTAACACCTAACCATAAAGGACTGTTTACATCTCCTGGAACTGCTTGTATAAATTGAAAAGTCATGGTAAATTTCCCATTACAATCTACATTGTTAGCACGTTTATAAGTTCCGCCTGAGCCACTTATTGATGGATCAATACCACTACCAGATGGTGTAGCAAACGCACTGGAATATTCACCAGTACATTCTACGTTTTCACAAAGATCTGCTTCAAGATCAACATTAGATGCTGTCCACCAATCTGCAAAATCATTAAATGTTTCCGAAGCAACAAATGTTTTTTCTATTCTCCAATGTCTTATAGGTGCGCCTAATCCATTACCTCCCCTTCTAAATTCAAACATAACCTCTATTATTGAACCTCCAGGAATATTGTAATTTGTAGTTGAGTTATTAGCTTGATCATATGTAAATAACGGATAAGATAAAGCCCATACAGTACCACAAGCATTTTCACTATCACTACCTCGACTTCTTTCTCCATAATCTATTATAGCGTCATCACTAATTTCAATACTAAAATTAGATGCTTTAAGCTGCATATAAAGTCCTGCTAATTGCTCAGAGTTTGTTCCAAGCTCTTGCACTCCGTTTAAAAAATCAGAACTTTGAGCATCAACCGCAAGTACAGTTGTTTCAACTAAAGATGTTAATGCACCCCCAGTATCTCTTTTTACAATAATTCTATCTCCTGTCTTTACTTTATTGGTGTTATCTCCTTCTAATTTAAAATGAGTTACATTATCAAAAGGATTGGTGTAAAAGAAATTTGTATATATTGTCTCATAACCTGCTTTACTTGGCTTTACTACGAATTTATATTTAGTTGCCCAAGTAGGAGCATAGTTGTTTACTGTTACTTGTATTCTGTTTTTATTTACACTTGATGAAGGGGAGATGTAAATAGTGTTGTATTCAGAAACTAAAACCGTAGAGGCTCTGGCATATTCATCCATATACACAATACCTGTTTCAAAATCTCTATTACTATGTAAACTATTTTTATTTATATTACTACTGTACTGTACATTAAATCTTATAAATCTAAAATACTCATACATGTTACTTGTAACACCGCCCGTAGTGTTAGTATAGTTCATTGCCAATAACTGAATTGTAAATGAAGATGAACCAGGAGTTCCCGATATTTTAAATCCTTGCTGTACGGTAGAAGATGTAACACTACTTATATTTTTTGTAAAAGCACATGTTATTTGAGGTGGCACTAAAGCTGCATTAAATCTATCTGTAAGAGAGAAACCTTGATCAGCTGTCGCCATTGGTTCAAAGTTTGTGCTTTCAATAGTTCCAATTGCATTTTCAAAATCAGATGATGTAACAAAATCATATGTATTAGCATAATTTTGTGTAAGATTTATTACTACACCTATTGAAGTATCTGCAGTTTTAAAACCAGCATTCGACTGATAACAAGAAGTGCCAGTAGTTCCATTTATTAATGCATGTTCAAATCTAATATTTAAAACAATTTGTGACCCTTGTTTTAATTTATCTTCTATTTCAGCTAAATTTACAGTTGCTAAAGAGTTTGCTACTGTGGTTGCAGTTGCAGCGTTTATAGTATAATTTACACCTGTTGAAAACACAGGCCCTGCTAAATTTTTAAAATCTAATGCTGTCTCTAATAAAGATGTAGAAAAGTCTAAAGGTATATTTTGCTTATTTCTATTAACTATATCAAAACCATCACTATAATTTCCATATATTAATCGGTTACCCATTATTGTTTGAGCTTGCGCTTTTAAAGGAACATTATCGTATAATCTTAGCAATTCATCCGCACCAATAACTGAATATATTTTACTGTTTGTAAAAACATATTCTTGATGAGTGTTATCTGCCCATCCGTAATCTTCTTTTTTAAACCTTTCAATTACGTATATACTGTTAGTATTTGAATCTTTATAAAGTAAATCTACTTGAACTACCCTGTCACTTCCTGTACTAAATTGTACTTTAGCTCCATTAAAATTATTAGACATACCTGCATTATCATAAGTTCTTGTATCAAACCTAAAATTACCAGGTTGAAATGCTGCTAAACTAAATAATGATGTAGCACTGTATTCATTATTTAGATATTTGTATCTATATGCAAAACTTATAAATCTATCTTCTAAATAATTTTGTCCACCAGCCGCATTAATTAATGAAAACGTAGGAGCTGGTAAAGGAATACTCCCCGATGGTAGTAAATCTTCAAACCCTGGTGGTTTTAATATTACTGAAATATCTTCTTCTTCTATACCATCTGTATTACCTGTAGGAAAATCATAGTTACTTGTAACATTAATTCTCCTTGGAGGATTTTTACCATCAGTAAAAAACAATAAGTTTTCAATTTTATCTACACCTGTTACTAAATACTCAGGGTCAAACTTTAAAACGTCTAATGTTATTACATGATATATAAGTTGATCAGTTTGTGTATTAAAAGACACAATCATATCTACCGTTTCGTCTTGAGCTACTGGATTATCTGGATCATGAACAAACCAATATATGGTTTCTAACTGACCATCATCAAATGCACCGAGACACTTAGCTAAAGGAGACAAAGGTTGACCGCCATAACTTAATGTTGTCAAAGCAGAATTTCCTCTTGAATTTTCTACAGCACCTATTTCAGTGTTTTCAGTAGAACCTAAACGTACATTTATGGCATCAATATATTCACCTGGCGGAAGAAGTCTTTCATCCACAGATTTATTCATTCTACCTGCAATAAAATTTGTGTTTACTATTGGCATATTTTTATTTTATCCACTTATCTTTTCCTCTCATGTTCATCAAGAGACGGCCAGGATGTATATTACTTAATCTTAATTTTGCATTTCTTAAAAGAGAAGACTTATCTTTTCTTGCTCTGGTTACAACATATTCTTGAACTCCAAGCCTGCCATTTAAAAGAGCAAAACGAATATATGCATATATATAATCTTCAAATAATTTATTTAAACTAACTGAAGCATCATTTCCATTTTCCATTCCGTCAGAGACGTATTCTAAAACTATAGACATTACTCCTCCAGAAGAACTAAAATTAATAACTCCACCTTTTTTATCTATAGTAAATACAGGGTTTACATTTGCTGTTTCAGTATTTAATCCAAACCTTGCTCCTACTGCATAATCAAAATACCAACACCCATCTACGTTGTATCCTTCTTGACCGTCAAAGAGACTGTTAGAGTTTAAATAAATACTTCTTCCTCCTGATGTTATTCTTGCTAAATCTACTTCACTATCCTGTGGACTAAGAACATTACCATCTTGATCAAATAATAAATTAGAATTATTATCTTGTAAATATGCGGCAGCAAAACTTGTCTGAATATTTTCAGTTAGTGGAAGTAAAACTCCATTTTTCCATTGAGATATTCTTACCCAATTTACATAATCAGATGGTAAAATAAATCTATAGTTACTATCTAAATCTAATTGTAATATTTTAATTTCTTTTAAAGCATCATAGTTCAGCTCTTGTATTCCACGTTTTGCGTGAAACAAGACTTGAAATCTATTTAGATTATTTACTAATTCATGATTACCTTGATAGATAAGCATAAAATTATTTACTATGTCTTCTAATGATATATACTGATATGAACCCCAATTTGCATCATTAGGGTTTACCTCGTTATTAGTATAATATTGATATTGGTTTATATATGCCATCTTAACTTGTTTCTTGTGTGTCTAAATTTTCTTGTCCTAACGCATACTCAACAACATCTCCTTCTCTAATTTCTACCCCAGCGTATTGTAATATTTTCATTATTAAATTAGGCTCATCTGATAATGGTAATTCAAAACTTTGATACAAAGGATCAGAAGCATTGAATATAGGATCATTTCCAGAAGTCTCTAAATAAGTCCAATTAGGTGTAAACGGATATCTAATATACTGAGAAACTACTTGACCTTGCTCATATATAGTAATAGGATACATCTTAGCCGCTAAAGCATCCTGAGTGTATGCAGGGTAAGTTAGAGTTGGTTTTGTTAAAAGAGAGTTGTCTAAAAGTGTAATTTTAGAATGAGTTACTTTTTCAGCTTCTTTAATATCCGAACTATTAAATATAGAATAACTTATTCCTGTTGCAGTTAAATTGGTTGCTTCTAATTCCAGTCGTGTTTGTGAAGTAACTACTTCTACTACTGCATTAAAAGGAATACCACCTACAACATATCCTACTATATCTCCAGCAACAACACCATTTGTTATAAAGGTAGCATTAGTATCAATAAGTTGATTGTTACCTACTACTGCAGTATTTGTTCCCGTAGCTCTTACTGTTTGATAAATTAATATTTTGTTTAGTAAATAGTAATCACTTCCATTTAAAGTTGTGGTAGGAAGTGTATATAAACTTTTATTTAATTGAGCTGTACTTTGATTTAACAAAGGACTAATAACGCTAAACGTATCTATAACCTCTTCTAAGCCTTTTACAATATCTGCATAACCTGTTCCAGAGGTTCTATTATTTTCTCTGTTAATCCAGTTGTTATATTGGTAAAAGTAATCCTCAAACATATCCATTTGCGCTTGCAAACAATATAAATTAAAGTCTTGAGGAGAAAGGTATCCGTAATTGTTTTTATTGAGTACAGCTAATACTGTATTTCTTACAGAATTTATCATTGATTTCTTTTTTTACAAAGATAGCAAAAAAAAAAGAGGCCTATTTTTTTTAAGCCTCTTCTCCTTTTTGGTTGTTAACGTAATTTAAGCAGAGTATTCCACTTCTATTTGAGCTATTGCTGTAATAGCAAATTTAGGCTCAAGAACGTAGAAAGGATTTAACCAACTTGTTGCTAATGCTTTTTCAATTGCATCTACAATGCTGACTAATTGCTCTTTAGTTTTAGCTGCATCCGCTGCTGTTGTAGCAGTGAGTTTAACTCCTAATACTTCTGACGCTGCAGTAGCTCTATGACCTACTAAATTGTACAGAATGTTAACTTCAGTGTCTGCTCCCACTTCTATTCCAAGTATGTTTTTAATTGGAATTAAGTGATAAGCTCCACTTAAACTGATTTTTAGAAATTTTTCCATCTTTAAAAAAAAAAATAAATGTTATATGAGACTATTCTCAATACAAAGATACAAGTTATTATTTATTACTACTTAAGCGTTTTTTTAGCAACTTGTACGTTTCGATTCCTTCATCAGATTGAAATAAAGATGCCACGATATAATATGGATCTTCACCAAATGGAACTGTTAATAGTTTGGTTTTATTTTTTGGTAGATTAAAGTAAACATCTTTCCCTGCATTTTTCATAATTAAAAATGAATGGTTAAAAAACTGAACCACATCATTTGTTAATTCTAACATAGGATCATTTAATGTTTCTACAAAGTCAAACGGATCATTTTGTGCATAAACCATTACGTCTCTTTTTATTTCTGCCGTAGACATACGATCAACACTTGCTCCTATTAAAACTCTTGCTACCGCTAATAAGCTATCCCCTTTTAATTCTTTAGCTTGAATCATTGCTTCTACAGCTTGTTCTACTATTTCTAACTCTTCAGATGCATCACGAGCTTTATCTACTGCTTCGTATACTCTTCCGTTAGAAGGATGATAGTGTAAAAATTTTTGTAATACTTGATTTTGTTTTGGAACAAATAACATTCCATCTTCAAATACAATTGGTTCTAATACTGCATTTCCATCCTGCTCGTCTTCAAACGGGCTTTTTTGGTTTCTTGCATATCTTAGTGGTCTGTTAATTCCTTTATCTTCATCGAAATATAATAAAGGTGAACGTTTTGAGTGGCGAGAAGCCAACATATAACTTAAAGGCGCACGCTCTTGAATTAGTCTATAAGCTACGTCTATATACTTTTGTGTGTTTTTCATTTGATATAATTTAATTTTAATTTAAAAATAATTACCCCCGTCTTTGCAACGAGGGTAAATATTACTTACTTATTATGCATCTTGAAATAAGAAGAAGTTGTTTGCTCCTAAAACACAAACAGCTCTTTCAGTCAAGAAGTTTACTTCCATAGCATCTAAAGAAGATGTTTTTGCTCCACCAGCAGAACCAGTGATCCAAGTCTTGTATCTTCTATCTTCAGTTTCAGAAGCTCTGTAACGAACATGTAAGAAAGGACGCTTAGCATTCTTTCCTAAGATTTGATCGTAAACTGTAGTTGAACCAGCAGGAACTAACATTCCGTTGATTGCTCCACCTACAAGACCACCTCTCATTGTCGGGTCATTCAGATATTTCCAGTCAGACTTGTAAAAGTCATAACCTCTTCTAAATCCTGAGAATCCAAGATTTAAAGCCATCTCTTCATCATTGTCAAATAAACCATATGAAGTACCACCAGCTCCGTAAGAGTTTTGTGATGCTAACATATCGTCAATGTCAAATGAAAAGTCTCTATTTACAAAAAGAACATTTTCTTCAATAGCTCCTTGCTTGTCTAATCTTTGGATAATAGAATCAAATTCAGCAAGAGTTGTTGGATTACCTCCACCAAATACATTACCTCTTTGTCCTACTACAAAGAATACACCTTCAGAACCATTTAAGTTTGCTGCAGACGCACCAGCACCAACTCCTTGGAAAAAGTCTCCTGCTCCAGAAGTAGCTTCTGCAGGCACAGCTTCAATCATAGCTGTCTCCATATAGTCTTCAAAACGTAATCTTGTGTCATGCTCAGATTTTAAATACCATAGGTATCCGCTTACGCCATCTTCACCTGATACTTCGATCCATCCGATTTGAGCCATATCAGAACCAGAAACAGAATATTTGTCTTTGATAATGATTGGTTTGTTATCGAAAATGAAATCGTCAGATTCATTAGATCCTACCATACCATCAGTTCCTTTGTTAAATTCAGAACCATAGATAAAGATATCACACGCTACACCAGCTGCCATTACTTGTCCGCTTGCTTCATAGTAAGCAATTGTTACAACGTTTGGCGCACCAGCTGTAGGTGCTACTGTAATTACACCTTTGTTCGTTAAATTTGAACCAGGTGTTTTGTCAGAGATCATTACTGTTTGACCAACTCTTAACGATGCTGTGTTAGGTGTTCCACCTAAAGCAGGGTTAAAGTTAGAAACATTGTTTGGAATAGTCCATACTGCTGATCTTGTTCCTGCACCAGCTGCTGATGCAGATGTGCAATTTTGATATTTTACATGCAATCTTCCTTGCTCAGCCCATTTAATAAGGTCAGAGTTAGAAGGCATTTCAGCTCCTACCAATCTTAGGAAGGAGGATACGCTTCGATTACCATATCTTTCAAACTCTTTTTCATAAGTGTCAGGTAAATACTGATTTAAGAAATTGAAGTCTGTAATATAGTTGCTTTCCAACGGCACTTGTTGTGCTGAAGGTTGTAAGTCGAAACCAGGGGTTACATTTACTGCCATTTTTTTAATTTTTAATTGTTAATTATTTTTAATACTTCTAATTTTGAGTCCTCTTCCACTACTACTGTCACCAATTGGGCGAATCTTTAAACCATCTTTTGTTGATAGCTGTGGTGATTTACGTACATCCATATTAATGTTTTTGGATTTACGTGTAACATCATCCACTGCTGCTGCAACACCTTGGTCATAAAAGAACTGAGCAAACTTTTCTGGATTCATTGCAACCGATAAGGCTTTATGGTATCCATTTGCATCTGACATTAAACCATCTTTGTTAATGTATTTATTTACAAAGTTGTTTACGTCTGACTGCTTGTTCATCAATTCATCTGCTGTACCTGGTTTATAATTAATCTTTTTTTCACCAACCTCAAATTCAAAACCTTTGAACTCATTGTTAAACACTTCTTTAGTGCGGTTTAAAAAGTAATCATATCGCTTTTCATTACTTTCAGCAATTGTTTTTGATTCCTCTATATACTTATTATAGTCACTTAATTTTTTTTCTTGATCATCAGATAATCCATCCCTACTTGACTCAAGAGGAATTTTATATTTATCTTTCTGTTCAGTAAAAAATTTACGTGCCTTAGCAAGTTCTCTTTTTTTAGCTAATTTTATTTTTCTAATATCTCTTTCATCATCATCTTCATCATATCCAAACTTGTCATCCATTAAGTCTTGAATATCAATAGCATCCAAACCTTCTTCTTGAATAGACATATAATCAGCTATCACTGCGTCTTCTTCCATGTTATCGTAGTCTTTTTGTAATTTATAAAAGTCTTCGATTCCACGACCAGTTTCTTTTTTATACTCAAAATACTTTAAAACATCTTCAGGTAATTTTTCATTTGATTCTTTGGTCTCAAATAATTGATCAACTGATTCAATGTCTTTATTGTATCTTTCTTTTATATATGAAAGAACGTTATCATCATTTACCCCTGATGATTCAGGTATATCTTTAGAAGTATTTTCAACTTCTTTAGTTTCAACTTCTTTTGCTTGTTCTGGAGCTTCTACCTTTACTTCTTCTACTTTAGCTTCAGGTTTTTCCTGAGATGTAGTTTCTTCGTGTTTTTGCAGTAACTGCTCTTCTATTTCAGCTTTAGATTTTTCGTTTCCACTAACTTCTTTTACTTGTAATTTCATTTGATTTAATTTTTAACAAAGTTAATACTTATTTAATTATATATTTTAGCTGTTTAAATATTACAAAAACGTCTTTTGGATTCCCATTGAATTTTTTTTGATTTACCTAACATACTTTTTTTACTAACCCTATTGTTAAAATCTTCTCTTGCTTGATTTAATTGTGGGCCTGCTGTTTTTTGCATCATTTTTTTATCTTTTTATCAAGAGCTTTAGCACCTCCTTTTTTACCTAAATGTTTTGAAATATATTTTAATATCATCTTACCTCCTTTTAAAATTTTACCACCGCCTATCATTCCTCCTCCTACTGCGCCACCTTTCATTTTTGGCTTTGGAAGAGGTTTAAGATTTTTAGCATACTCTCTTAGTTTAGCTGATTGTGCCTCTGATTGTTTTTTTGTTATTAGTTTTCTACGAGGTTTAGTAGGAACGTTTGTTGCAGTACGTGTAGACTCTTTTGCTATCGCAGCAGGTCTTTGTTTTTTTCTTTTTTTCTTATCTAATTTACTCATATTATCTTGGGTTAAATTCTGCTAAATCAAAACCATCTAAACTATCTTCATTAGATTCAAAAGTTATTGGAGGTAAGTTTCTTTTTCTTTGCTCAATCATTTTAGATTGCTGCGAGTTAGCCATAGTAATTCTATCTGATTTTCCCTTTTCTTTAGCTTCTTCACGTAAATCAATTTGTTTTTGTTCTAAACCTCTTAGTTGCATATTATATGCAAATTCAGTTTCCATTAGTTGTGCTTTTAATGCAGCTTCGTTTTTAAGCTTCTCGATATCCATAGCAACTTCTTGTTGTTTTAATTGCATCTTACCTTGGATTTCCATTTGTGCTTTTTGTTGGTCAGCTTGAGCCTGAGCCATTATACCAGCTTGTTGTTGTTCAGCTTGTGCTGCTTGTTGTTGTTGCATTTGTTGCATTTCTGCATCCTGCTTTCTTTTTCTTTTTACTTTTAATAATTGGTTAGCCATTTTTAAATTATGGATTTCCCTAATATCAATAGCGTCTTCTAAGCTTATATCATTTTTAGATAAAGCCATTTGTATGTTTTGTTCAAGCATTTGCTTTTGTTCCTCATCAGGAGACATTTCTAAGAAAACACCAAAATCATATAAATAAAAATCTTTTAAATCTTCTAATATTCTTAAATTGTATTTACCGATTTGCATAGCAAATTGATTTTTGAAATCGGAATATTCTAAAATATCTGCAGTTCTTATAACTACACCTTCTGCTAATCTTTTAGTCATAAATAAACTACTGTTTAATATATGTCTTGTAGCAGTATTAGAACTAAGAGCTGCAAGTTTTTGAACACCTACTAAAGCATCTGGGTTAGGACTTGAAGCATCTCGTGCTTCATTTAATCCTGTGACTGTTCTAATCATATCCATATAATGATTATAGTTACCTATAAGCATTTGAAGTTTTCCAGCACCACTACTTGAAGTTAATTGTTGAATAGGTTGTCTTGCATTATTAAACTCTCCATCTTGAGTATAAGACCTACCTACTACAGAACCTGTTTGGAAGTAAAGTCTTAAAGCATCTTCTGGGTTGTATGCGTTTCCTGTTCCTAAGTCAACTTCATTTAAACCATCAGCATCAATGAAAACTCCATCAGGAACAACACGTGAAACTACTTGTTGTATTTTTAAATGTGTAATTTGTATCAAGTCTGCAAAAGGAATCATTCTTCTAACTAAAGACTCGTAAACTCCTTTATACATTCTTGGCGCACAAGCCACATAATTTGGTAAAGCATGTTGAGATGCAGATTTAGGTCTTACCATATTTTCTGCCAGTTCCCATTTTAGCATAATGTTAGTACCCATAACCATAATACCATCATACCAAACTTCTATATTTTTTTCTATTCTTTCAAATTTACCCTCCTCTTGCATTTCTGTTGGAGGATTAAATTCATCGTTTTTACTTACTACTTTGAAACTACCGTCCGCCATTTCTTTCTTTTTATAAACAAAAGAATGAGTCGTTTTATAATTGAAATATAATAAAGTAACAGTGTCACGCATAAACATACTATTCTCATAGTACTGTGCGTTATTATAATAGTTGTACCAAGATTGACTATACTTGGATATAGTTTCCATTTCTTCATTTGTAATATCAGGATTTATTTTAACCAACTCTGTCATTGGTATAGTTTTAATTTCTCCCCAATAAAAACAATCTTTAAAATAAGGATCTTCTGTATAGCTATAAACAACATTAGCTGGATCAACATAATCTAATTGAACACCTTGTCCTGGCAAAAATTGATGTTTTGCCATACTAACTCCAAGAGTCATCAAATCGTAATCACATCTTTTTCTAATTTCTTGATATTGGTTTTTATTTAAAATCGTATCAATTGCTTCTTCTGCAGCAATTTCTATTGCTGGTTTGTACTTCATTTGCATAAACAACTGAAGTTCTTCGTCATCATTAGGAAGTTCAGATTCTTCTGTTTGAAAAACATTAACTCCAAAGTCTTGTTCGATTTGTTGAAATAAAGGTCGAGCTATCATCTCACCTTCTATTTGTTTTTGAAACTCATTTCTTTTTTCAGCCGACATTGCGTCTTCCGCAAATGCTTTTACTTTAAAAAGTCGGTCATTCAATCCATTAACTACTATGTCTACAAATTTAGGAATAACAGGAACTGGTGTCCAATCTAAATTTAAGTAACTTAAATCTCCGTCTACTGCAATTTCGTTTTTATACTTAGATACAGATTGTTCTCCACGAGCATAAAGTCTAAGTCTGTTAAACTCTCCCCATTGATTAAAAAATCTACATGTACTATTATCTTTTCTAAACCACTCGTACTGTATCGCCTGCCCTACTTGTAGGCCGTACTCCATGGTATCTTTTTGTGCGTCAGTAACAAACTGATCAGGAAAAGCGGCTTGATTAATTTGTATATTTACCTCTTTCATCTATTATTTATTCTACTGCGAGAATCAGTGTTGTTATATGTTGCAAATTTAATGCTTATTTTCGTCTTTTCTCTTGACGGTGTATATAAGTGTTTTTGGTTGGCCATTATAGCTAATCCAGAGCTTATCGAAGCATCAAACTTAGTTCTATTATTTATGTCAAATTTTGCCCAATCTTCTAATGTTCTTTGAAAATAAGTATCACCCATATCTCCTTCCGTTCTATAAATACCACCCATATCTAATCCTACATATTTTTCTATATACGACTCAATAGCAGACGCATGTGATTGTTTTACATCTTCAGAAGTGTTTGGTATACCCCCTAATTCTTTTTCAGTCTTAGAAAGCTTATTAATTGTTTTGTCAGGCCTATTTAAACTAAACCCTCTATAACCTCTATTCTTAAAATGATAAAGTAATCGAGGCTTATTGTTTTCACACAATATTGGCATCCCATAAAACACACAAGCCATTAATACTTCTTCAAAAAATATTTCAGCTGTTTGAGGTCTGGCTATGTATTCTAAAAAGAAATGATTACTTGGCATCTCTTCCATAGAAAATTTTGTTAAACCATGTAAAGAACCATTAGATCCTTTTCCAACTACAACACCTGATATGTCATAAGAATCACAACCAAACGAACCTAAATGTTCATTTCCTGGAAAAAATCTGCCATTCTTTTTAATAACATTATTTTGTAACGCTACTTTTGGCATGTAAGTTACAAAAAATCTACCTCTTTTATTTGGAGTCCAAATAACCTTAGTATCTTTAATACCATCTTTCCAACTAAACGAACCTTGTGTTATAAAATGTTCTTTAACTAAAGAGTCATTATAATCTATTTGTTGATATATTTTTGTTAAATTAAATAAAGATTGTTTACTTTCATCTCTAAATGCATGTGATTCAGTTCGAGGGAATTGTCTGTAAAATTCATTTAAAGCATCTGGATCTGTACTTAAAGAATTAACTTCATTTTTCCAATAATCAATTGCTCCTTGATAAATTATTTCATCATCAATACCCTTTACTGGTTTTTCTGGAGTGTCTAAAACAGGCATACCATACTGATCTATAAAACCTTCCATATTCCATTCCATAGGAACGAAAAGGGAATATAATCCACTTTTAGTTTGACCATTTTTATTTCGCTTTGAAACATCAGAGTCATTAAAAAGTTGTTTAAAATTCCTACCTCCTTTATCTAAAGCGTTAGATGTAGATCCCATCATACATTTTCCAACAATTTTACTACCTAATCTTAAACATGTTTTTGTAACACGCCAGTTATTTAAAATATTATCAGGTCTTTCCCATTTTCCAGATTCGTCATGTACAAGTAACTTTAATTTTTCACCATCGTAACTATTATCTCCTGTGTTTTTCCAATCAATAGTTGTGTCTAATCCTTCAAGTTGTTCTTCTTCATCTATTACAAACATATTTTTTTTTGTAATTTTTGCAGCAGGAACTCTATATGCTAATTCTGTTTTTGGCTTATCCATACCATCTTGTATGGGTTTAAAGAAAAAAGGATAGTTATTTGAAATAGGAACAACTTTATCAGTAAACATTTTTTTAGCATCTGAACCAGTTTTAGATAATATACCTATACGTGCATCTTTAGCAAGAGTTGCTAAGTTTACACATTCTTCAGAACCCATATATGAAAAACCTGAACGTCTAATTTTTAAATAACAAATACCAAAACTTCTTTTGTCAGCTTTACAAGCTTCCCAGTATAAGTAAAATATTCTATTAGCTTCACGAAAATCTGGTAAACCTACATCAATTTTTGTCCACTGTAAGTACATATAGTGAGACCCTGTTACATATGTAGGAACTCCATTGTTATAAAACCAATGACCAAACTCTCTTCTATTAAACTCTTTTTCTATATAATCAACCCATTGTTCTTTAAAACTATTAGGCATTGAATGCCATTGGAATATAGTAGATATTCTTTTAAGTGTTTTTGAATACTCTGAAACCTCCCAGTACTGATTTGATTTTTCAGGTGATCTTTTGTATATTTCTTTTGGAGTATTTGGAAGAGCAACTTTTAAATTATTTATATTATAGATATCTCCTATTGTGCCGTCACGTGATATAATAACCATGTCGTACTTTTCATTATAACCATATTGCCAAGATCTTTTACGATTCTTTAACACCCTGGTTTGTTTAGGGACAACACTGTTTACTTTTATATATAAACTATTTTGATTTTGATTCTGCAAATCCTTTAGGTAAATTATTAGTTTTTCTTTCTATTCCGTTAATTTTATCTTCTTCTTCTTCAATACGTTTAAGAATATCAAACGCATCAAATATTGCAAGCTTCTTAGTTGCAGCTGCATTTTTTAATCTATCAGCAGCAAGTTCATCTTCAGGGTCACCAGTAATAATTTTTTCATTAGCAACTTTAATTAGGTGCTTCACAGCCTTTTCACCTGCTTGAATTATTTGTATTTTTAAACTTACTATATCCATTACTTAAATTTATAAAACATTACAAATACTTTACGTCCTTCTTCCCAAGATTTATTAGGATATTTACTATGAAAATAATTAGATGGATAAGAAACTAATCTATTTTCTTCATAACCAACTACCGTACTTAATCTCCATTTATTCAAATCTTCTGAATCTAATTTAAGTATTTTATCATACTCATCATCAGACATATTTTTTGGCATTTCTTTTCCATAAATATTGTGTTCCCAAAAAGCCGTTCCATTTAATTCTTCTAACTCTCTTGGTGATAAATATAATACTATAGCCCTATCAGGTTTCTGACCTTTAATATTCAAGTCTGAATGAATACCCCAAGTTATATCTAATTTATCCGTAGATACTCTAAAAAAACTTAGTATGTTTTCTAATTCTCTTTCTTCTTTTTGTTGTAAAATATCTAAGATAAAATAATCAAAATCTTCATTAGATTCTAAAACATAAAAATCCTTACCACCAGATATTTTCTTTTGGAAAGGATTATCTAAATATTCTTTAATTATTTTTAAAAAATCTTTATCGATAACATCATCTAATATATAAATCATAGTTTTATGGTTATATTATCAGTGTACATTCTGTATAATAAATCTCCTTCTATAACAAATTCATATTCACTAAAAGGCTCATAACAAATTTGATCTCCTTTTTTTAAACCAAGTTCTTCTAATTGTTTATTTAGATAAACTAATTCTCCATGTAGAGGTTCATTTTTAACACCACTACCTATAATATAAGAATCTTTTTTTGCAATAGGTTTTACAAAACAATATTTATCGAAAGCATTCCATTTATTATTTTTTTTATAAAGAAAAAACTGATCAAAATCTACAATAAATAAATCGTCTTTAATCCAGCTTCTACCGCTTTTTTGCCTACCATACATATCATTATAATATTTAAAAACATTATGATGAACTAATATAGTATCTCCAATAGAAACCTCACCTTTATAATTTATAGGGACATTAACTACTTCTGCAAACCTATTTGAAACTGTATGATCTTCTTCAGAAACACTAATGATTAATTCTTTATCACCATAGTTTCTAATATTATCATATCTTCTGCCATTTACTGGCTTTACTATAAATGAATATGGGGATTGCATTAAAAGTTTATATTATATTCCAAAGATATAGGCATAGTCATTTTAAATTCTTTCCAAAGTAATACCTCATCTCCGTTCATAATCCATATTTTATATGAATCCATAACTTTATCGTGTTGTATTAAATGAATAACATATGATCCACCTAAAACCTCTTGGCCAACAATATAATGCATTGCGCCAGATTTATAATCTGATCCTATGGAGATTTTTCTTATGTCCAATTTATTAAATTAAAATGTAGACCCTGTAGTCAAAACTCTATAATAAACATTAATAAACATTTTTCCATCTCCTTGCGAAGGATTGGCTGATGTTTTTAAGTTTAAAGCTTGTCCAGGGGATAGGGTTACAGAGTTACCGCTTCCTACCATAACTTTAGCAACATTATTAGCAGCACTATTTACAGATGCTTTAGGCAAAGTTCCCATTAACACAGAATTATAATCAAATGTTAAGTCATTTCCAAAATTATAAACTGTTGTTCCTGGAACAAAATTAATAGAAATAGATAATATATCTATAACCTTGTCTGATCCAGGAGATGCAATTAAAACTTTAGATGTAGAAGCTAAGGTTTGTAACTGTGCTGATGTAACCTCTACATGAGCCACCAACGTATCTATCCCAAAAAATGATTGTAGTTGACTAACAGTACAAGACTTAGTCATTAACTGGTTTTCTTTGTCAGTTAAAATTAAATAATCATCTAAATCTAAATTTAGTATTTGTGGATATGCCGTTGTGTTACTTATTCTTGCCATTTATTCTTTTTTTTCTTCAGGCTGAGTAACCTCTCCTGTTTGTAAATTTATAGTAGCGTTTTCGCCATATTTTTCAGCAAGTACTTTTTCTTGCTTTTTAAAATCTTTTTGAACTTCACTTAATTCTGCAACTAATTGTTGTTGTTGAATTACAGCATCTGCAATCGCAACTTTAGTTTGCATAAATTTTTGATTTAATTCTTGAATGACTACTAATTCATCTGCATTCAATTTTACGGACTCTTCTTTTTTACTCATAATATTAAATTTAATTTGTTATTTATTTTATACAAATATACTAATTTTATTTTTGCCTAAATAGAATCTTGCCACGTAAAATACAACTCTTCATTTACTGGACTTTTTTCAACTTGTATGGCTGCAGAAATAGTTGCTTTCATTTCATCTACATCTACAGATCCTTCTAACCAACCTATCACTACGTTTTCAAAAGCTTCCGTATTTTCATATGGCACAAAAGGATCACCAAATTTATAAGTAAAATCTTGTTCTCCATTTTCAGCACTCATATAAACGTCTTCTTGTCCTACATAAGTCCACTGCACTTTGTGTATTACATTGCTTTCGCCTTCTGATTCAACATAAGCTTCCATTTTTGAAATTACCCATTTATAATTAATTGCCATAATTTTATTTTTCTAATTGTTCTATTCTTGCTTTTAAATCTTCTATCATCACTTGTTGCTCCTTTACCGCATTTATTAGTACAGCAGTTAAATCTGAGTATGCTACTGACTTAAGTCCGTCATCTTCATTTTCTAATATAAGTTCTGGTAAAACAGCTTCAACTTCTTGTGCTATAACACCAACTTTTTTTACTTCGGTGTTGAAATCAGTTCTGTTGTAATAAACACCTCTCATAGCTTGAACCTTACCAATACAATCGTCTATTTCAACTATATTTTCTTTTGTTCTTATATCAGATAATTGAGTTAACGTACCATTAATAGTCATGTTGGCAGTTGAAGGGAAAAATCTATATCTAATTGACCCTCCATCTCTCCAGTATACATTACCACAATTCATGTCAAAGTAAGTATCGGCATTATTTGTGTGAAATCTAAAGTGATTTGCTGATGCGTTATTTCCTAAATAGAAATCACCTACGCCAGTAGTTGTTCTTACTAATGAAGTTCCGTTTACATGAAATTTTGCTAATGGTGTTACACCAATACCACAATCTTGATTTATTACAGTAGCAAAATTATTAACTGATATTCTATAAGCTCCACCAGTTGCAAATTGTATTGTATCCGAAGCTGGGTTAAACATACCAGTGTTTGTATCACTTGTAAAAGCAATACTTGGTTGAAAAGCATTTCCACTTGTATATCTACCACGTCCTGCTACAATATTCCCTACCGCTTCAAGGTTACCTTGAGATCTAATGTTTGTGGATACGTTTAATTCAGATCCATTAGCATCAAGTCTTACATCAAAATCAGATGTACCTGTGTTGCTTGTGTGAAAATCTATATATCTACCTATTTCAGTTACTGCACCAACAATCGCTACTCCACCATTATGCCAAGCTCCACTTACTGGTTTTAATACACTGATAGTACCTGTGCTTGTAATTGTTCCACCTAATACAGGTGATGTTGTAGCAATTGACGTAACTCCAGAAGAAGTTTTATAACCAGCGTCATTTGGAAATAAATTATTAGGAATATTGCTTGGTGTTGTTTTGAATTGACTACCACTTGATGTGGTTATTGCAAACGAGTCAGATGATGTCATATCTCCTGTTGCGGAACTTAATTCTGATAAATCAACATTTAAAGTTACACTACCTGAAGTACCGCCACCGTCTAATAAAGTTCCAGCAGTTACTGCTGTAATATCTCCAGTGTTAGTTGTAAATCCTCTACCGTTAGTTAATTGATTATTATTTGTAATAGTACAATTTAATGTAACTGCTCCACTTGAACCGCCACCACTCATGTTTGTACCTGCAGTAACACTTGTTATATCTCCCGAATTATTAGTGAATGGCAAGTTACTTATAGTTGATTTAGCAACATTATTTGTAGATGCACTACTAACAAGTATTTGATCTGAAGTACTTAGCGTACCTGTAGCTGTGTTAGGTGCATCTAATATAATATTATCACTTCCTGCGTAATCTACACTAATAGTAGGCGTTCCACTTGAACCACCACCTGTTAATCCATCTCCAGCAGTTACACCATCTATATCACCAGTACCACCTGTAGTTACTGCGGTCACTCTTCCATAAGCGTCTACAGTTATATTATCTATTTTAACAGAGTTGGATGTAGAACCATATGTTCCAGCTCCAACACCACCTGTTGCCATATTAAGTGTGACAGAGCCAGATGTGCCTCCTCCAGTAAGATTAGTTCCTGCAGTTACAGCAGTAATGTCTCCAGTATTAGATGTAAATCCAGCATCGTTACTAAATATACTAAGCCCTATTTCATTAGCGGCTTTTCTTCTTTCAGCACCACTATCTAATACTATGAACTCATCAGTACCAGTCATCGTAGCTGTCATATCAGTAAGTTCTGATAAATCTAAAGTAATAGTAAAGTTAACGTTGGCAGATGAATTAGCGGAAAATGTTTGTGTACCACCGTCAAGACCTGTACCTGTGGACATTGTAAGCAAACCATTACCAACTGAAGGTATTGAAGATGAGGTTATATATCCTGCACCATTTGTAAGTTGGTTATTGTTTGTAATATAATTTGCATTAGTTGCACCTGTATAACCAAGTGTGGCTAATGTAGTTGTGGCAGATGTTAGACTTGTAACATGACCATATGTATCTAATGTTACATCTTGTATATATGTATTGCCTGAGTTATTTACAGAACCTTGACTTGATGTATCTGCATGTGATAAAGTTCCAGTTGAAGTTATTGTTCCACCTGTTAATCCACCACCAGTTGCTACAGAAGTTACACCTGAAACTACTGAACTTGAAGCTGCTCCTATAAAAGTTCTAATAGCAGAAGCATCACTACAAAAACGTATGTAGTTGTCTGTTGTACTGGTTCTAAATGCTATTGCTCCACCTATAGTACTTTGATTTTGATAATTAGATCTAAATAATCTTGCGTTAATATCAGCAGCTGAATCTCTATAAGCAATAGTACTTGCTGTTGCAGCAGTTGTTGCGTTTGAAGTTACTGTAAATGTAGTGTTACCACTTTGATTTGCAGTAGCATCCATAGAACCGCTTAATCCATTACCACTTGTTCTTCCGTCTATTTGACCATTACCAACTGATGGTAAAGATGATGATGTTATGTATCCAGCTCCATTTGTTATAGCATTATTATTTAATGATATATTAGCTGATCCATTAAATGAAACACCAGCTATAGTTCTTGCTGTTTGCAATACAGTTGCAGATCCTGCGTTACCAGATACTGTTGTTTGAACAATATTAGGTTTTGTATTAGTTATAGTTAATGTTCCTCCACTTGAAGTAGAAGTGAGTTCAGACTGTATACCATTACCCTGTGCAAAAGTTACTGTTTCGCCATTTGTAACAGTACTTGTTTCTGTTCCATTCCCTTCTTTTAACGTCCAAGAAGACATATTACCTACTTGTGAATTATCTACCTTTGTCCATGTTGTATTAGCAAACACAGCCCAATCACCTATTGCCCAGTCTGTTATTCCATTTAAGTTAGTAGAGCCTGCAACAGACACTATGTAATAGTCCCCTGATGTGCCGACACTACTTTGTAATGTTGGTGTGTTTGTACTTGCGTTCCATGTACCCTCAAATTGAACCACTCCAGTAAGAGCAGTATTAATAGCTGTTTGTATTTGCGCTCCTGTTGCTAAACTTGAAGAACTACCACTTACTGCGGCAGTTATTGGTGTTACTGTTGTTGTTGTACCACTGCTTACTGTAAGTGTAGATAAATTACCTGAGTTTACTTGATTAACTTGACCAGTAGCTCCAGTTGATACAGCAGTTACTCTACCGTATGCATCAACTGTAATATTATCTATCTTAGTACTGTTAGATGTAGAACCATATGTTCCAGCTCCAACACCACCTGTTGCCATGTTTAATGTTACACTACCCGATGTTCCACCGCCAGTTAAATTAGTACCAGCGTTTACCGCTGTTATATCTCCAACGTTAGATGTAAATCCAGAATCATTACTAAATATACTTAGACCTATTTCACCTGCACGTTTTCTTCTTTCTGCACTACTGTCTAACACTATGAATTCATCATTAGTATTCATTGCCGCAGTCATATCAGTAAGTTCTGATAAATCTAAAGTTATTGAAAATGATCCAGAAGTAGTAATAGTTCCACCACCATCTAAACCTGTACCTGTTGAAAGAGCTACACTTGTTACAGTACCCGTATTAGTTGTATAACCAGAATCATTAGTCCATTGAGATATGTTGTTACTTGCTAAACCTAATGTTACTGAACCAGATGTTCCACCACCTGTTAATTTATTTCCTGCTACTACTGCTGTTATATCACCTTGAGGTACACCAGCTATAGCATTATCTACATATGTTTTATTCGCTGCGTCAGTTCCAGATGAAACTGTATCAACACCTTGTATGCGTCCTGTTCCTGTAAGAGTAATACCTGTTTTTACAGTTAATACGCCAGGTAGGTAGGACGTGGCATCAGCTCTATTAATATATGCATTACTTCTTCCTGCCCATCCACTGCTCCAATTATCAGGAGAAGAGTTAATTTCCAGTCCTGCCTCAGCATTTAAATAAACTGATTCGCCTGTTTGACCTGTAGCATAAGAAGATGACTCACCTGCATTAAGTACAAGTTGTTGCCCACCATATGTTCTTACTTCATTAGTTCTTATACCTGCTGCATTAGAGAAATCAGTTCGCTCTGTAAATGTTTTAAGATTTGCAATTGTTTGCGCACCTGAAGTTCTTACTACTGTGCTGTCTACTAATAATCCTGTAGATGATTGTGATAATCCATCACCAGCTCCTACAGTTAAAGTACCTGTTGAGGTTATTGTACCTCCAGATATTCCATTACCAGTTGCAACGGATGTTACACCTTGGGCGTCACTATTAGCTGATATAGACGTAACGTGTCCTGTAGCATTTACTGTTACAGTAGCTCTTGCATATGAACCTGCAGTCACACCTGAATTAGCATGTGAAATTGTAACCGATCCACTTGATCCACCCCCAGTTATTGGTGAGGTTGTACTTACATTTGTAATATCACCTGCATTATTGGTAAAAGGTAAATTGCTAATAGTCGATTTAGAAACATTACTTGTTGAAGCAGCACTAACAAGTATTCTGTCTGACGTAGATAAAGTTCCAGAAGCCTCAGTTGGAGCATCTAATATAATATTATCGCTCCCTAAATAATCTACGCTTATTGTAGGTGTTCCACTTGTACCTCCACCACTCAATCCATCTCCTGCAGTAATACCGTTTATATCGCCAGTACTTCCTGTACTTACGGCAGTTACTCTACCATATGCATCAACTGTAATGTTGTCTATTTTTATATTGTCAGATGTTGAGCCATAAGTTCCTGCTCCAACCCCTCCAGTAGCCATGTTTAAAGTAACACTGCCAGAAGTTCCTCCTCCTGTTAAATTAGTACCAGCATTCACTGCTGTTATATCTCCAACGTTAGATGTAAACCCTGCGTCATTGTTAAATATACTTAGCCCTATTTCGTTAGCTGCTTTTCTACGTTCTGCACCAGAGTCTAACACTATAAACTCATCAGTTCCAACCATTGTGGCTGTCATATCTGTAAGTTCTGATAAATCTAAAGTAATTGTGCCTGAGGTTGAAAATGACCCATCTAAACCAACTCCAGTTGATACAGATGTTACAGTTCCTTGAGGATTACTAAACGATGTGTTTAATGTTACTCCACCTTGTAGGCCTATCGAAAGAGTTATAGTAGAACTACCAGAATCACTAAAACTATTTACAGAATTAGCGTATCCTGCATTCCATTGACTTGAATTACCACCAGAAGCTGTTATTACTCCTGTTGTGGTTAATGTTCCGTCTATTGACTGGTTTTCTAAAAATCTAATTGCCATAAACTATTTAATTAAAGTTATTAAACAGTCTTACTAATCAATACTCTTACGTCATTAGTTGCTATAGGACTGTTTGTTGCTATTGTTACTTGTGATGTGCTATTTCTAACAACTCCAGCATATACTGTGTCATATGTACTATTATCATATAATTGTACTACAACATCTCTTGTGCCTAAATTGTGTGTTACTACATAACTTGTAGCAGAACCATTACCAATATTGGTAGAGTATGTTAAATTACTTGCTACACATGATTCAACTGCTGTACAAAAATCAGTTACTTGAGAAGCTGGGATTGCAATTGATTGTTCTGATGCCGCAGTTGCAACACCAAACTTATCAAATACAATAGTAGACGTTTCAGTTGCTGATCCATAAGATCCTCCTACTCCATTATTTTTCATTTGTACCCAACCATTTCCAGTTGCAGTAAACGATGCAGAATCAAATCCAGCAATACCTTTTGTTGTTGCTCCATCTGTAGATCCTGCTGTAGCAATACTTTGTCCAGATTGTACTATTGTATAATCCGATGCACTTGGCGTTGAACCTGCTGCAATTGCATTATTTGCAAATATTAAATCTCCAACTTCTACAACTACTCCTAAAAACGATGTATTGTTTGAGTCTGTTACAGCAAAGTAATCACCTTGATCTAAAGCTACGTTACTTGCTCCAGTTAAAGCTGGACTATTTGTTATTGCATTATATCCTCCTTGGAATATTCCAACACCAGCCGCTATTGCTTGTACCTGTGCTAAGTTAACACCGTCTGTACCTGCAGTACCAGTTTTTACATCTAATAATTTATTGTTTCCAAAATCAACATCTCCTTCAGCATCACCAAATTGTTGTAAGTGAATATCTGAAAGTAATACTTTTTGTTCTGAATTTAAAGAGGTAACAAAAGGTAAGAAATCTCCTGATGCCATTCCTGTTAGTGTTCCTAATTCTTCTAAAGCTAAATTAACAGTAATAACTTGCGCTCCTGCAATATTTGTTGAAATACCAGTACCACCAGCAATATCTACAACTTCACCAGTTGTTACAGTTTGGTCAGATCCACTATCTGCACGTGCTATCCAATTTGACATTGTACCAGTACCACCAGTGTAAGCCACAGTTACAACACCGCTTCCATTGTTTGTTGTACTTATATTCGATCCTGCTGCAATAGTTATTGAGCCTTGATTTCCAATTGTTGAGTCACTTCCAGTTGATGCTGATAATGTTAAATTATCAAATGGTTTACTGTTTGTAATAGTTATAGTGTCAGTAGCTGATGCTGCTGTCGTTATACCAGTTCCTTGTAAAAAAGAAGCAGTGTTGCCGTTTGTGATTGTTTGTGGAGTACCACTTGATCCTGCAAGAGTCCAAGAAGTCATTGTTCCTGATCCACCGCTTGCAGCTGCTGTAATTCTACCTTGTGCATCAACCGTAATATCTGCTGAGGTATAAGAACCTGCAGTAACTGCGGTATTATCTAAGTTTATTGTAACTGTATCTGTCGCACTTACCACTGAACTTAATGCTGTACCACCAGCAATATCTACAGTGTTTCCACTTGCTATAGTTTGATTTGAACCAGAATCAGCAGTTAATGTCCAACCAGAATAATTATCAAAAGGTAAAAGACTAATAGTTGCATCTGCAACATTGTTATTTGAAGCAGCACTTACAAGTATTTTGTCTGAACCAGAAAGTGTTCCAGTTGCAGTACTTGGTGCAGCTAAAATTACGTTATCAGTTCCTGTATAATCAACTTGTATATCATCAGCGTTAGCTGTTATACCAAGTCCGCCTATAACATTTAAAGTAGGTATCGGGCCAGATAAATTTGTACCTGTCATACCTGAACCAGCTACAATAGCTGTTATGTCTCCTTGAGGTATTGTTGGGAATGTTGTTAAATTTCCTGCTCCATCAATATATTGAGAAGACGAACCAACAACACTTATGGCTAAAGTTCCTGATCCTGTAATAGGAGAACCAGCTACACTAAAAGCATTACCACCATGAGATTGGGCTACAGATGTAACTGAACCACCACTTGTTCCAAAAGTTTGCCAAGCAGAACCATCGTAATATTTCATTACATTAGTATCTGTTCTGTATATCATTTGTCCTTCACCTACTACTGAAGGATCTGCAGAAAGATTTTGAACTTTAAAGTTCTGTAACTCCCCGTTGGTTAAATCGATGTTTGATAAATATTTTATTGCCATTATATTATTTTTACTTAGTTAAAAAATGCTTTACCTGCAAAAGCAGATTTAAATGTTATTGTTACTTGGTTTAAACTGTTATAATCTACTTCTCCATATACGGTTGTATTTGCCGAATCTACTACTGATACTGATGGGTACTTGTTTAAATTATGTGTTACAACCCATGTTGATGCTGCAGTACTTTGTGTAAATACAAAAGTTTTATCAGCTGCCGCTGTAGCATTATACGTCAACAAAGATATAAAATAATCTTCGTTCTTCTTCAAGCTACCATTACCAGCTTTGAACGTTAATGTTATGTCGTAAAAATTATTGTTGTTAGGATCTTTTGCTTCATTATCCCATTGAAATATAGCAAACTGACTCATGTCATTACACTGAGTTATAAGTATATTGCTGGTTTTAAATGGAGTATTATATAATGATGATACATCTATAGGTGGTGTAGCCTCGTTACTGTAAGAATCAAACTTACTTAATACAAATGAATTGATTCCACTAAACTGTACAACATCTGCTCCATATGGATCGAAACTTATAGTTGCTGGTTTTAATACTCCTTCCGTTTGATACGTATATCTTAGTAATTGACTTTGAGAAGCTTTTTTGTTTATAAAATTAGCAACATCTCCAGCAGTAAAGTTTTTAGTTTGATTATTATTCTGAGAGTCAGAACCAATCCACTTATCTGCTGATACTATATTTTCATCATTCGGGTATGTTGCTATTCTTGCCATTTGTTATTTTTTTATTGATTGCCCTTTTTCGTAACTACGTCCTCCGAAGTATGCTGCAACAATTGTGATAAGAAGCATTTTTAAAAGTTCCTTCCATTCGCTATCTACTGCAAAGTTAATAAATCCTGAGTCAATAAATATAAGCAAGATTGTACTGATTAAAACAAAGGCTAAAGACAGGGGTCTAATTGATTTGGAAAGTTTATTATCTGATGACATATCTGATGACCATCTTTTTGACACCTCTTCTAACTCAGTGTTTTGATGATCATATATCATTTGTTGAAGTTTTATTTTATCTTCAACTGATATTTTTGATTCTGTGATTGCTTGTATAGCTTCTTTAGGAGATACAACACCTTCAAGTAATTTACCTAAAGCAGGATTTATTACATGAGCAGCTCCCAGTAATATTTTTCCAAAAGTAGTGTCTTTAAATTTCTTTTTTTTGTCTGGCATTTTTTACGATCATTTATTTTTTTTATCTTGATCGTATTTTTTTTGAAGTAACCACCATTTATTTATTGTGTAACCTATACTGACTATTAATAATAATAACTTTAAAATCATGTCAAGGTTTGTGAATGATAACGCAAGAGTACCTGCATTAAGAACATATAATTTTATATCTGACATCCAGTTATTCATTTATTTTCCACATATGTGTAGGTTATTACTAATTCGTCTGACCAAGAGTTGTTTTGTGTGTTTTCCATATTACCATATTGCTAAACAAGTATTTCTTGCAGCAGCTGTTGTTGAGGTTGAGTATAATTGAACTATCTGAATTGGTAAATAATTACCAACTGGGAAATTTTCAAACGTTACAGAATTACCTGATATTGTTTTTACACGAATATTTACATATCTCGGATCAGCTGTTCCTGCTCCTGGAGTTATATCTTGTAATATAGTTGCGCTTGAACCAACATATAACAAACATCCTTCTGATGAATTAATTCTCGAAGAACCATTTGGCCCTCCTAAAAATATTTCGTAATCTTCTGGAGAAGTAAATATGTTTGCACTTACCGATAATATTGTTGAAGTATCTATTGCTGTTACTATTGCTGATGTATTGTCTGTAGTATTGTAAACTATATCATTTACACTTACATTAGAAAAGTCAGCTCCAACATCCACAAGTTTATTTGCCGTAGAGGCTGTTGTTGTTCCAGATAAAACTGGAAGGTCTGGTGCTGGAATTGGAATTGTATCACTGGCAATGATCTCTCTTGCTAAGCCTGTGTTTACGGTAATTTTTGGGTATGCCATTTTTTTGTTTTTGAGGGTTAAAAATCTCTTTTACTAATTATCTTTTATAAGGAAATTTACGATTTAAACTATCACGTCTTTCAGAACAACCACAGTCTTTTCCTATTATTTTTCCTACTCTTTGAACAGCAGAGTGTATCCCTGTTGCTTTTGTTACTTTATGAATTGAATCACCTAATCCTCTTGATTTCATTTATTTAATTCTTTACTGTTTTTATAATATTCATCTTCTTCAACACTACCGCCCATGTTTACTGGATCAGGCATGTTTACTTCAGGAATACCTTGACTTGAACTGGGCTTACAAACGCATTGTGAAATTGGACATTGGTCTACTTCAAATATTAATTTAGATATTAGCCAATTCCATTTACATTGAAATTTACACCATACGTTCTGCATCCAAATTCCTAATCTTACAAATAATTTTCCCATTTTATTATTTTGAATTATATATTGTTTTTCTTTTTACGTGAGGAACAACTTGAACTGTTGGATTAGTTGCAACTATTGCCTCAGGTTTTTTCTTTACTTCCTTCTTTTTTGGAGAAGCAACTTTCTTTTTTGAAATCTTTTTCGCCATTATATTTAATTTAAATTTATTTTTTCTTTCTCATATTTTTAAGATTCATAGCAAAATTATATGCTTTAGAACCTTTAGGACATGTTTTACTTCCAAGTTTTTTACCAGTACATTTTCCTAATGTACCTTTTTTCTTAGCTTTAGCAAATACATCTTGTATGAATCCTTTTTTTTTGCTCATTACTTTTTAATAAGCTTTCCTAAATGCGCATGCACTTTACCATTTTTTATACACTGGTGTTCGTAGCTCATAGAATGATCTCCTCCGTAAGAATGTCCATACATTTTTTTAGACATACCTTTACTTTCATCTCTTCTTGATTTATAAGATTGAGACTTCTTTCCATTTTTTGAACCTAAAGACTCATCGAGTCTTGCATTATATCCTTGTTTCATAACTTTTAATTTTATACAAATATAATAATATTATTTTTTAGATTTTTTACCAACACATTTCCATCTTTTACGAGAAAGATTATTAGGTGTGTTAGGGTCATTTCTTTTACCAATAGGTAATCCCATTTTTATACCATAGCTTCTGGCACAATATGAATCGCCTTTAGAAGTTCCTGGTTTTACTCTTGGGCCACCCCCTTTTGCTTGTCCAGCCTGTCCGTAACTAACTTTTTTTCCAGAAGCTGTTACTTTTACTTTTGCTTTACCTTGTCGTGG